GGTGTAGTCATGGATTGGAACTTGTTCGATTGCCCTGATCGCTATCTGGACGAGTTGTTGCGGTCGAGGGGAGAGGGCGAGGCTGTCGATCGCAAGGTCGAGAGGGTACTGTTCCAGGAGAGAGTCATCTCTCCGCTAATTCGCGCGTTTAAGAGGCGCACTCGCTACGTCGTCAAATTATGGGAGGCTGCTCGTGGCTTATATCGGAGAACCCTTGCGAAAGTTCGTGGCGGTGCCAACGCGCCACCCGGTGCAGGCGCCGGAGCCGGCGGTATCTCCTCCGCCCAATTCGTTGCCTTCCCCTCACCGCCTCCTCCCCTCTGGCCCGGATCCGGTGTTACCGGCGCGACCATCGGTTCCGTCGGAGCCTTCAATACCGTCTCCCCGCCGCCGGCGAAGCCCATCGAAGACGCCGGAATTAGAGCCGGCGAAGTAGTCGCCTATCGCTGTTGGGTGCTTCGCGATGGCCTGCTGTATAGCGCTGCGATGTCGAGTTACGCGTGGCATCCGGGCAAGCCGGCGGAGGGTGATCCCAATAAGATCGACGAGGGAGTACACGGGTTCAAGAACAGGCATCGCGCTTGTTCTTACATCAGGGACTACGAGCAGGATGGTGCTATCGTCGTGAGCGGCACGGTCGATCTGTGGGGCGACGTGTACGAGCACGAGTGGGGTTACCGCGCGTCCAAGGCGGCAGTCGCGTCGATCGACGACTCGCCTCACTACGACGCCGCGGCGTTGCGCAAGCTGTACAAGTTGGGACGCAGGATGAGAAAAAAGAAGAGGAGCGAATGAAGCGCGCGCTAATTTTAGGCTGTGGAGGATTCGTTGGTCGCCACTTCGCGAAGCGTCTCCTCGACGACGGTTGGAAGGTCACGGGAGTGGACGATATGTCCGCAGGTCTTCTTCCTCACAGGTGGATGTTCAGGTCGAATTACGAGATCAATTTGACGTTTGTTAAGAACGATGTGCGCAGTTTTTTTCCAGCACAAGGTTCGTCCGAGGGCTTTGATCTCATTATCCACTGCGCCGCCGTGGTGGGCGGGCGTGCGAAGATTGAGGGCGCTCCTCTCGCCATCGCGCAGAACTTTGCGATCGATGCCGACTTCTTTTGTTGGGTTTCGCGTGACCCGCAAAAAGGCCAGAAGATCGTCTACTTCTCTTCGTCCGCTGTCTATCCAACGATGTTCCAGCGGCGAGAATCCCATTGCTCGCTCGACGAGTCGCTGATGGCGCTTGGCGGCAGTCGCATCGGCGTCCCTGATGCAACTTACGGCTGGGCGAAGCTCGCTGGCGAGTACTTGGCTCAGCGCGCGGCCGAGCGTGGCGTCGATGTGGTCATCTACCGCCCGTTCTCGGGTTATGGCGAGGACCAGGATCTCGCTTACCCGTTTCCCAGCATCATCAAGCGCGCCGTTGCTGGCGAGGGCCCGCTAGTAGTGTGGGGCTCGGGTGACCAGGTGCGCGACTTCGTCCACATCGACGATGTGGTGGACTGCGTCATGGAGACGGCGTGGAAGCTTTCTCCCGGCGAGGCGCTCAATATCGGGAGCGGCTACCCAACTTCGTTTTTGGACTTGGCGCGTATAGTTCTGGTCTACGCGGCTCGGAAGGCGAAGGTAACTGTGGACAAGACCAAGCCCGAAGGCGTGTTCTGGCGTGTTGCCGACACCGCCAAGATGCGGCAGTTTTATCGGCCGAAGGTGGTGCTCGCGGAGGGCGTGCAGCGCGCGATCAAGCGAGCGAGGCTTGACACCAGGGCGCTCGTGTAGTAAGGGTGACTACACGGGAGGTGCGTCATGAAGCTTCGCAAGGGAAAGACCAAGTACAAGCTGCCAGCTTATAGTCAGGTGGTGGCAGCGTGGATCGAGGGTAATCAAAAGCACAACCAATTGCATAGATACGTGCTGCAGATTGTAAACCCCTTGGCGTTGGAGCGCAATCTGGAAGCGGGCAGGCCAAGGGTGTGTGCTATATTTGTTAACACGATTGAGTTCTCGCCGCCTCCTGATAAGCCCTACGTGGTTACGGTGAGGTACTTGCCTCCGTTGATGGAGTGCTGAGATGATTCTCTCGTATTCGCGCGTGAGCACAGCAGAGCAAGCCGCCGACGGTGCGACCTCGCTCGCCGAGCAGCGGCGCAAGAACTGGGCGGTTGCGCAGTTGCGCGGCGCCTCCGCGCACGACTTCGCCCATTACGAGGACGCGGGTGTCAGCGGCTCGATTTCGCTTGGCTTGCGTCCTGCCGGCGCCGAGCTTCTCGCCGCCGCCAAGGCGGGAGACGTGATTGTGGCGAACAAGCTCGATCGGCTGTTTCGCTCGGCCTCCGACGCCATGCTCACGGCCGAGCAGCTCAAGAAGCGAGGGATCGATCTGATCCTGATCGATATGGGCGCCGAGCCGGTGACGGGGAACGGGGTCGCCAAGCTGTTCTTCGGCTTGCTCGCCCTCGTCGCCGAGTTCGAGCGCGAGCGCATCAGCGAGCGCACGATCGAGGGCCGCGCCGGCAAGCGGCGCAACGGCGGCCATATCGGCGGGCAGGCGCCCTACGGCTTTAAAGTTGTAGGCGAGGGCAGGCAGGCGGTGCTGGAGCCTCGCGAGGATGAGCAAGAAGTGATTCGTCTGACTGCCAAGCTCTGGCGCGAGCTGCATGCGCGCCCGCACCGTGTGGCGACGCGCCTTAACGAGATGGGCGTGCGTCTGCGTGGCGAGAAGCCGGTGCAGGCGACGCAGGTGAGGAGGATGTTGAGGAATGACCGATTGGCAATTGGATATGACCAAGGCGCCGTACACGGGTAAGAGCGTTCTTGTTGCCGTCATGCGTTTTTTACCATTGGAATTGGCTGAGGGTTTAGAGAGACTTGGTGCACGTAGAGCTGAGATTTTTTACGCGCGCTATTCGACATGGGATGGATGCTGGCGATCCGTCCACGATGGAAGAATGCTTATGCTGCATGAATTTCACGAACCGCATGCTTGGGCAGACGTAACTGAGCCCCCTGTAAAAGACAGGTAAAAAATGGGTGATCGCATAACTGCTGTCAGGTTCTACAATCAAGCGGTGGAAGCGCACAACACCGCGACCGATCCGCGGCATCTCACGACTAGCTACCAGCTTTTTTCTTCCGCCTGCCTCGCCGATCCGACGTGGTACGAGGGACATTTCCAGGCCGGCAACAACAACTCGAACCTCAACCACTATGAGGCCGCGATTGCCAACTGGCGGCTCGCTCTCCAGTGCGAGATGACCAAGGACGAGAAAGTGCGTGCTCTCGTCAACCTTGGTTGGCGGCTGCACTCGCTGGCGCGCACCGACGAAGCTTTGCTCGCGACTGATGCCGCGCTCAAGCTCGACGATACGCATTTTCTTGGCTGGCTCAACATGTCGCTGATCCGGTCGCACCTTTGCGACAGCGTTCACATGCAGGTGGCGGCTGAGAAGTGCTGGGAGCTGTGCCCTAAGGACGCGCCCGAGAACGCCAACTGCGAGATTGCGGTTGCGTTTGCTTGCCTGTTTAACGGCGATTACGAGCGCGGTTTCAGGCACTTCGAGCGCCGGTTCGAGTGGCGCTTGCCGCAGTTCCTTAAGTTTCCCTACGAGAAGTGGGCGGGTCAGCCGGGCAAGACCGTGTTCGTGGCGGCGGATCAGGGGCTGGGCGACACGCTGTCCTTTGCGCGCTTCGTTCCTGCCGCCGCCAAGCGCGCTCGCTATCTTCACCTTTTTATTCAGCCGGCGCTCCTGCGGCTCTTTTCGCACGCCTTTGTGCACTTGCCGAACGTCAACCTGATCCCGTCACCGGCGCCGTTTCCGGCGGCCGACTACTGGACGACGTTCGTAAGCCTGCCCTACGCGCTCGGGCTGACGAACAAAGATGTCACCAACCAGAAGCACATAGAAGCGCCCGTCTTTGGGATGCCGCGTACCTGGAAGGTTCCCGACAGGAAGCTGCATGTCGGCATTGCGTGGTCGGGCTCGCCCGCAAACGACATTGATCGCTTTCGCAACATACCAATCACGCAGTTCTTCGAGCTGCTGCGCGTGCTGGGCGTGCAGCTTTACTCGCTTCAAAAGGATGAGAAGGGCAAGGAGATGCATGACGCTGGGGCGGCTGGGTTCATCCGTGATCTCACGCCCTACATCAGCGACGTGGCGGATACAGTGTCTCTCCTGCGTGACCTTGATCTTGTGATATGCTGCGAGTCAGCCCTCGGGCACATCGCGGCGCTCGTAGGGAAGGAATGCTGGATACCGTACTCGTGGGGCGGCCGTGACTACCGAGTCGGGCTCGCAGGCGAGAAGCTGCTGTGGACGCCGAAGCATCGTATTTTCAGGCAGCTCCAGGGCGAGAGCTGGTCGAGCGTGTTCAAGGGAATAACGTCAGCGTTGGAGGATAAGCTCAATGGGCGATCTCGTAACGCAGCTTGAAAGGGTGGCGACTCAGTTCGCTAAACAAAGCGAAGGTTTCGCGAAGACATCTACTTACTATATACAGGCTGATGCCGTGCGCGTTCTTCTGCAAGCGGCGGCGCGAGAAATAAAAAGACTGAACCGTGAGTGTCAAGACGCTTATGGTCTTTTGCAGGAGGCGACGCGAGAGATGGAGGCGACGCGAGAGCGTGAGGAGAAGCTCAATGAGTGATCTCGTGATGCGGCTTGAGACGGCGGCGGCTAAGTGTGATCAGCGCGTCAGGCAGCATATTGGAATAGGATACCCACAAGAATTGGCCGACATGCGCGAGCTTTTGCAGGAGGCGGCGACGCGGATCAAGGAGTTGGAGCGTGATTTGTTTAGAGCGCGAGGCGGGTATGACTGATCAAGACGCACAGTTCTTCGCCGATTACCCCGATCGTCGGGCGCGCATTCGCTTGCCCGCGAAGGAGTTCGCGAAGAACCGCCAGCGCGCGGTAGGTGTCGTGGACGAGATGGAGGCCGAGTTCAGGACGCTGGGCGACCACAAGCGCGATCGCAGGCGCGTCCTGGTATGGCGCGTGCCGGAGGGCAACCCGTTCTACGATCCCGCGCGCCGGCCGCTCCTCAAGATTCCCTTCCTCCTCTTTGCCGACGAGACCGTCGAGGACACCGACGAGGTGCTGCTCCCTCTGGTCCATCAGATCATGGTGGATGCGGCGAAGGAACACGGGATGGTGCGATGAAAATCACCAAGACCGAGGCCAAGTATCAGGATAACCCGAAGGCGCTGCATAAGTGCGAGGGCTGTTCCATGTTCAGGAAGCCGGATTTGTGCACCCTCGTCGAGGGCAGGATTTCCTCGCACGGGTGGTGCCGGCATTGGGAGAGGAAGGACAAATGAGCACTTGGAAAGCTGAAATCGAACGCATCCACGAACAAGCGCTAAAAAAATCTGGCATTCGTGCGTGGAGCTTTGAGGATACTTGTTTTATCGCACTTGCGCTGGCTGGCGAGGTTGGTGAGCTGGCTAATATTGTAAAAAAGCAGTGGCGCGGCGATGAACGTCCTGCGTTGTCTGTTGATCCTGCAGTACGCGCCGAATTGGCTGATATTTGGATATATCTTCATTTGCTATCTGCTAGTCTTAAAATTGATATTGACGAAGCAATTGAAGAAAAATTACCTGCAATTCGTAACAAGTTTTTGCAGGTGCCGAGATGAGTTGGACCCAGCCGGTCTATTCCTCCCACGTCGCCGAGGTTGGCTACGACAGTGACTCAAACGAGCTTCTCGTGACGTGGCAGAGTGGTCGTGTCAGCGCCTACGTGGGCGTGGCCGAGGAGCTTGCTGTGCAGATAGCGAACGCGCCGTCGGTGGGGCAGGCGCTCAATGCGCAGGTCAAGAACGTTTATTCGCACCGCTATGTGAGGTAAAAAGCGTTCATGACTTTGCAGCAATTGGTTGAAGCTTTGTACATGTTTTACCACAAGCCTACCGTCATAGGGCTTGAACTGCCAACGCGAACCAAGAAAGGAAAGCTGATGCCGAACTACGAGCTGCCGAACGACGAGATCGATACCATCACGATCAAGACTCAGAACACGGCTGGTACAACCGAGCCGGTTCCGACCGGGGACGTGTTCTCGGTAACTTCCAGCAAGCCGGCTAGCCTCGGTACTGCGGTTGGGATGGACAAGGGTGGCAATCCCGCCATTGTTCTCACACCACTCGTGCAGGTTTCACCGGGGATCACGGTCACCGTGTCTGACACGGCCGGATTGAAGGTGGCGACGCTGGTCGTGGATATCGTGCAAGACGTGACACCGAGTAACATCGTACTTGATACGGCTGACGCTACGCACGTTTCTCAGCCCGTACCGACTAGCCCCGGTCCCTAGTTCGTGGCTGACGAGCAGCCCAAGCCTCCCTCCAACGCGGAGTTTTTTCTCCGCGTTGCCGAGGAGATCGACCGCAACGTGGCTTCCGGCTTTGGCGGCGCGTTCGTCGTGGTGCCCCCGAAGGATTGCGGCAACCCGATCGCGACCGTCATCCTCGACGCGCGGCAGGACGGGATGACGTTCTGGCTGATGCTCAAGGCCAAGTGCGACGCGGAGTTGCAGGTGCTTGATGCGCAGCAGCGGCAGAGTCAGGCGGGGTTCTTGAGGCGATGAAAATTCGTATCGATCCGATGTGGGCGGAAGGATTCTTTTGGGGCTGGTGGATAGGAGCCACTGTTGTTGCTTTGCTGTGGGTAGTCTATATGATTGCCTGATGCCAGGATGGTCCAAGCGCAAGCGCGGCGTGGTGGAAGCCGCCTTTTACCAGTTCCTCAACGCTTGCAGCATCGACTCGAAGGACGACGGGCACATCTGCCTCGGCGAGAATCTCTACGACGGGCAGATCAGGCTCATCACCGAGATTTTTGACGCGCTGGAACGGGATGTTCATCGCATCTTTGTTCTGAAATCCCGCCAGCTTGGTATTTCCACTATCGTCCGTGCTCTCACGGTCTTCATGCTGGGCATCCACCGCGGACTCGCCGGTGCGCTGGTGTTCGACACCGCTCCCAACCGCGAGAATGCGCGCCAGGAGCTGGTCGCGATGATCCGCGATCTGCCTGAGTCGATCAAGTTTCCTCACGTCAAGGGGGCGGGTGAGGGCAACCGCGAGGGGCTGACGCTGGAGAACAACTCCAAGATTTTGTTTAAGTCGGCCGGCGTCAAGAAGTCCAAGTCGTCGGGTACGCTGGGCCGGTCGATTGGCCTCGCCTTCGCGACTTTATCGGAGCTGTGTTCCTACGACAACGATGAGGGTTTGGAGGCGTTCGAGCAGTCGCTGTCGGACGTGAACCCCGATCGACTCTACATTTACGAGTCTACGGCGCGCGGTCCCAACAAGTGGCAGGACATGTGGGAGGAGGCGCGCAGGGACAAGGCGCATTCTTGCTGTGTGTTCCTCGGGTGGTGGTCCAAGCCGAGCCAGTGCATTGGTCGCGACGATCCCGACTTCTTGCGTTACGGCGAGCAGCTGCCGACCGAGCGCGAGGTTGCCAAGATCAGGCTGGTGCGCGAGCTGTACGGGCACGAGATTACGCAGGAGCAGCTTGCCTGGATCAGGCGCAAGATGGACCCGACGGCTGTTTATGAGACGGATTCCGACACGACGACCGAGTACGAGGGTTCGACGACTCGCATCCAGGAACAGCCGTGGACTGAGGACGAGGCGTTTCAGATCACGGGTTCGCAGTTTATTCCAGCCGACAAGCTCACGGCGCAGTATCATTACTCCGCCTCCGACCGCTTCGATCGCTATCACTTTACGCCCGGCGACGAGTTTTCACGGATGATGGTGCACCGGACGAACTCCGTGAAGCTGACCGAGATGAAGGTGTGGGAGGAGCCCGATCCCGAGGGCGTCTATTGTCTCGGCGTCGATACCGCTTTCGGGGAAAACGAGCACAACGATCGCTCCTCGATCGAGGTGGGGCGTTGCTACGCCGACGGCATCGATCAGGTGGCCGAGTTCGCTTCGCCGCACCCGACGCCGCAGCAGTTTGCGTGGATGCTCGCGGCGATCATGGGCTGGTATGGTGGGTCCGAGAAGGCTGAGGTGCGCTATGTGCTGGAGCTGAACGGGCCGGGTCAGACGGTGTTCAACGAGATCAAGAGCTTGCGGCACCAGATCGACAATGGCTACCAGTCGCGGGAGATCGAGGAGAAGGGGCTTAAGAATATATTCCGCAACGTGCGCACGTTCATCTACACACGGCCGGACGGGATGGCGGCGGGCCAGAACTGGCACATGAAGACTAACACTAATCTCAAAGTCATGTACATGAACCACTTGCGGGACTACGTGATTTCGGGGTTGTTCCGCGTGCGATCGACCGACCTCATCGAAGAGATGCGCACGCTCGCGCAGGACGGCGACACGATCGAGGCGCCGAGCGGTAAGAAGGACGACCGGGCTGTTTCTGCGGCCCTGATGGTGTATTATTGGCAGAAGGAGATCAGGAAGAACCTGATCATGCGCAAGCTCACGCGCGAGGCGGAGGCGGCGCGGCGGGCCTTGACAATGCAGGGGGCTCTGCAATTGTTCAACAAGAACAAGCTGGAGGCGTTCTTCGCCGAGAAGCAGCGTGCGCGAGTGCGCCAGCAGGCGGAGGCGGCGAGGTTGTCATGGCGTTATAGATGATTGTGGCGGCCCGCTGAGGATTACGGGTCTCTACCTACACGGAGAGATCGAGCCCTGGGTGACCTTGGTTTAGCCGGCGGGCCACCGGAGTCATTAAAATGGCATTCAGTCTCCGCTGCCCTGACTGTCGCGGCAAGTTCGCGTGGAATCCCTGTAAGGGGATGCCCAAGAACTGCGTGCTGTGCGGCGCCTATGTGGGGCACGATCGGGATGACGATGACATAGTCGTACCGTTCATTCGCCACGCTTCGACGACAGCGAGCGACAAGGTCTATCGTGATATGGAGCGTGGGTCGGAGCGGCGAGCCGAGATGGCGGCTGAGATGGCGGGCGTCCCTGTTTCCGAGATGTCGGGGCTCAAGATCACCGATCTCGCGCCGACGCGCCACGAGGGCGATGTGGCAGCGCCAGTGGTTCATAACGTTATTACGAAGAACATGGATGCGATCCGTGCGCGCAATCCCAATGCGCAGGTGGGTTACTCGGCGGGGTTGGAGTACAGCACTGATGTCTCGGGTGGTCCGTTCCCCAATGCTGGTGCGCGTACGCAGACTGCGCTGCGTGGTGCGCACGCCGAGCGCATGGGGTGGGATAAGGTGGGCGACTTGCCCGCCAACGAGGTGTTGCAGCCTGGTTATAGGCGGCGCGTCTGATGCTCCGTGTTCCCGCCGAGAAGCGCGCACTGCTCGCTTTCGCCAACGAGACGATCGAGCAGTGCCGTGTGAGTGCGGCTTCGCGCGAGGCGCAGTGCCGGCTTCTCAACGCAATCACTGAAACTGGGCGTTACGACGGGACCAAGTCGCTCGTTAACATGATGCACCAGCATCTGGAGCGGTCGGCGGCGCATCTCTACAGCCCCGTGGAGTTGAAGTTCGATTTGGACTACGAGAACCTTTATCCCAAGCGTGAGATGGAGCGGGCGAAGGTGGCGGCGCGTGTGCTGACCCGCCAGTGGGATCGCAGCAACACGGACCTCCTGTTCGGTCTTGGCGTGTTCGAGGCGCTCAAGTACGGCGCTGCCATTCTCAAGCAGTTTGTGCAGGTTGAGGGCGAGAAGGAGACGCCGCGGTATTACCAGAAACTCGTGTTGCCGTGGCGATTCGGCGTCTACAACGAGGCCGAGAACGACATCAATAAGCAGATTGCGCTGTGCGAGACGACCGTGATGACGCTGGCCGAGGTGTGGCGGCGCATCTGGCACATGCCGGACGCGGACAAGCTTTACGACCGTATTAAGGCGCACGCGGCAACCGGTTCGTCGATGTCGGATATGACGAGTTACTTTCATCAGGTTCTGTCGGCGTCGCAGCTAAACACCGGGCTTCAGGGAGCGACTCAGCCGGCACCGGGTGGTATCGTACAGCTTGGCAACGATCCGAATTATGCGGTCATGGGGCCGCAGGTAATGGCGCCGGTCGTTAAGGTCCACGAGCTGTGGGTGCAGGACGAGAAGGATTACACGACCATCATCGTAGTCGATCCCGACATCGTCATCGCGCCGCGGTTTGCCAGGGCGAACTTGCTGATTAAGGATTCTCGGCTTCAGCCTTATCGTATAATCCAGCCTAACGAGGTGACGAATTGGTTTTGGGGGCGCAGCGAGCTGACCGATTTGATTGAGCCGCAGGGTTTGCTGTCGGAGTGGTACGCTGACGCGCGACGTCTCATGGGTGTGCAGATAGACAAGTTTTTGGGTTTCGTTGGCGAGTCGGGGATGACGGACGAGTTGTACTCGCAGGCGCGGATCGCCGGCTATTTGAACCAAGAGCGAGGGTCGGACATCAAGGATTTGACGCCCAAGTTTCCGCCTGAATTGTTGCCGATGATCCAGCACCTCGAGCAGAAGATCAACGAGTTGGGGTCGTTTCCCGAGATCATGCGCGGGCAGGGCGAGCCTGGCGTGCGGGCCGGCGTGCACGCCGACACGCTGGTCAAGACGGCTTCGCCGACGCTGCGCGATCGCTCTCTTTTAGTGGAACGTCAGTGCGCCGATTCGGCCGATCTCACGCTGTCGATTATGGAGGCGAAGGATGGGCGGTTTTATTGGACGAATGGCGACACGTTTGAATCGTGTGAAGAGACGCGCTTTCTCTTGTCGGAGCTGCCTGACGATTGGCGGGTGACGGTGGATAGTCACAGCTCCAGTCCGATCTTCGCGAGCGAGACCGAACAGCTTATTTTTGCTTCGCACAAGTCGGGGATCGTGGACGACGAGTACGTGCTCGAGAACATGCACTACCCGAACAAGGAGGCGGCCAAGCTTGCGGCGCGCGAGCGCAAGGCTGAGAAGGCGCAGTTCATGCAGAAGCTTATGCAGGAGCACCCGGAAGTTGGGGAGAAGGTGTTGTTGCGGCAGGTAGGAGGAGGAAAGCACTAGCCCCGATACTTTCGTATCGGGGCCGCTACTAAATAGGCATGGCCGGTCGCCACATTGCAAAATGCTAGGAGCATCAAGAGGCATTCGGTCTTCAAAAGGCATCACCTCTCTTTCAAGTTGGAAATCTCCCGTTGCCTCCCATCATCGGCGAGATGATGTTTGGTCCTCGTGCGGCGTGCATGAGCGCCGGGTCAGTCTGCGCCATCTTCTGCCCCTCGGCCTGCATGCGCGCCTGGTGGAGTGCGCGCTCGATGTGAGCGAGCTTGCTGAGGCTGAGATCTTCGAGCATGACGCCGTGAAGTTCGGATGTTTTTAGCGCGATTGTCTGACCAAAATCGTCAGTGAAGTTGCCGTCCACATGCTCGTTGACAAATTGCAGTGCTTGGATCGCTTTTTCTTCCGTTTTGAACATCAGCGCCCACGTCGTAGCCGCCGGTCCGAAGCAGATGGTGAGGCAGTACATCAGCGTTCCTTTCTGTTTGGTCTTTGCGCCCATCGCATCAGGTCGGAGTAGCGTATCCGGTAGCGGCCTCTTTCGCCTCCCCAACGCTGGTAGCGCGGTCCTCGCCCTGAGCGCAGTGCAAGATAGACGAATCGCGTGCTCATTTTGAGTATCCTGGCGCAGTCTCTGACATCGAGGAATTGGTCTATGGATGGCATGCGCGCAAGGATGTCCTGATAGCTCCTAGAACTTCCATAACAAAGTCTATTGAGATTCACAAGGGCAGCGAGGATTCTTGAGCGTAACCGTGGGAATAGTTCCACGCGCAACCAGGAGAGTCACTATGCTGACGTACAATCGGCGTGGGCGACGCGGCCGGCGCAAGTAAACAGGCTGCCACACAGTGCCCGTCACCCCGCAAGCTGGAATGCCCGGCGGCGCTCAAGTGCAAGCTCCCCCCATGGGCGTGTCGTCGGCGACGGGCCCGACGCCCAATAAGGGGTACGAGGCCGCCGGACTCCAGAAACTCGGCATGATCGTCGAACAGCTTCAGCAACTCGTCCCGATGCTCGGCGCCACGTCCGAGGCGGGCGCCGCGGTGCTCAAGGCGCTTGGCTCGCTTGCCAAGCACGTGCCGCCTGGGTCGGTGACGCCGGCTGGGCAGAAGAGCATGGCCGAGAACACCATGATGCGCGCTACCCAGGCGAACCAGCAGATGCAGGCGCTCAAGCAGGGTGGTGCCGGGGGCGCAGGCCAGCAAGCCGGGCCGCAAGGGATGGCTGCATGACCGACATTTTCAAGTGCAAGGACGAGATGCCGTCCAAGTACGAGAACACGGCGACTGCCATGGTGCGCGAGGACACGCTGCCCGGCACGCCGCTCTTGTCCGGCGAACAGCATTTGTCCGGCCGATCGGTTGAACACGTCGCGAGGCCGCGTCGCGGCCACGCCGTTTGAGGAGTCGAGCGAATGGACCTTTTTCACAATTCCGCCAAGTCGATCCCCAAGTCGGACGAGCAGATCGTGCGCGTCGATATGGAGTCGGATGACATTCAGGGACGCAAGTCGCACCTGCCAACGCAGGCGTCGTCGCCCGCCATGACCATCTCCCACATCCCGAACGCGGGTAGCAGCATCGGAACCAAGTGATGGCGCTTATCGAAGTGGACGAGGAGGAAGTTCGCGCTAACCGCAAGCTGCGTGAGCAGATCGGTGCGTGGATGAAGAATCCCGTCGCGCGGCGCAAGCTGCTTGAGGCCAACAAGGCGTTCGATCCCAAAGCCGAGATCCCCGAGCTGGATCAGCCTGATCCGCTAGAGCAGCGCGTGGCGCCGCTCCAAACCTCCGTTGAGGAACTGAAGAAGCAGCTCGCCGACGAGAAGGCAGCGCGCGAGCAGGAGAAGAAGCTTTCCGATCTGAGCACCGGCATCGAGCGCGACTTCGAAGATTTGCGTCGGAACCACGGCTTGCTTGCTGAGGGCGAAGCAGCTGTGCGCAAGATTATGGAGGAGGAGGGTATCACCAAGCCGAAGATTGCTTGGGCTCACTTCCTTCGCGAGCATCCGCCGCAGACGCCGGTCGCGACCAGCGCCAGTTCGGGACCGTGGGATTTCCTCGCGCCGCCGGCTGACGACCAGGTGGACCTTAAGAAGCTCATCGAGTCGCAGGGCCAGTCAACGCTTGTGGTGGACAAGCTCGCGCGCGAGGCGTTGAGCGAGATTCGCGGACAAGCGCGACGCTAACGTAGGAGGCTAGTTTGCCACTTCCTGGTATTGGCGTCGCGCCAGCGGCGGGCAGCCTTTATAATGAGCTTTCGGCTGTTATGAGAAGGGCGTTTGTGCCCAGACTTTTCGTTCAAATTTACTTTGGAAGCCCCTTCCTCTTCTACATGACTGGCAATGCGCAGCGTGCGGCCGGCGGTCTCAACCAGATTACTGTACCAATGCAAGGACAAAGCATGGTACAGGGTCAATTTACTGGCTACGGCGGCGGCTTCAACAGTCCCGTTATCACGCCCGGTGTTCAAAACGGCCAGTGGAATCTCGCTTATTGGGTCGTGCCCGTTCCCCTCCCCTTTGGCGAGACGGTGTTGCAGGCGACCGATCGCGAGATCAGCCTTCTCAAGGCGCGCATGAACGACGTATTTGCGGTGACGCGTCAGAACATGGCGCGGCTGTCGTTCACGAACAACTCGTCGAATCCGCTGTTTCCGAATTCGATGCAGGATGCGTTCGACGACGGGACCAACTTCCCGACCTACGGGGGCATTTCGCGCACGGCTGCGGGCAATTCGGCTTTCAAGGGCCAGTACATCAACCTCGGGTCGGGCACGTTCAACCTCGGCACGATCGGCTTCACGCGCTCGACCATGTCCACGCTGCTCGCCTACGTCACGAATAACGCGGGTGGCGAAGCGCCGACTTTCGTGGTCATGGCGCCCGGCGATTACGCGACGCTCAATAAGGACTTCATCGGGAACGAGCAGCAGGTCGTCTATCCCGGCATGTCGGGAGCCGGCAGCAAGGACATCGAGATCAGGTCGTCGTTCCCGAACCTCATTGTGTCGGGCGTGCCGATTTTCGCCGACCACTTCGTGCCGCAGGGCAACGTGTTCGGGGTCAACGTCAAGTACACGGCGATGTACCTGTCGGAGGACGCCGCGTTCGACTTCTCCGGCTTTTACTCGCTGGTGCCGCTCGGGCAGATCGGGCAGCAGGGCGTCGTGGTGGTTGGCTACGACTACGTGTCGGCCAAGTCCAGCTCGGGTTTCTGGGGCTATAATCTGTCCCCGCTCAGCGCTTCGTTCTAAGGAGGTTAGCCAGTGTCCGCTCCCCTGTCAGGTCCCGGCCTTGGCTTTCAGTTGCCGCAGAATTTGTATCCCAGCGAGCTGCAAAACGCTCCGCTGGATGCGCCGAGCAACAAGATCACGCTGAATGCCGGCGATCAGATACCAATTCCCGCGGGTACGTGGGCGATATCGCTTGGCTCGTACCTCACATTGGAGTTCCTCGACCCCGTTACCGGCGTGTGGGTGATGGCTGCCGCCGCGGCGTGGAATGACGGGCTCTATTACGTCAAGAGTGACGGCTTCAACCTGCGCATCTCCAACCGGCTTGGCTGTCCGGTGTGGGGCGTGATCATTGCGCCCGGTTCGGGTTACGTGCAAGCATCGACCACGGTCGCGGTGACCGGCGGCGGCGGTTCGACGTGGCAGCCGATTGTTGGTGGCCAGTTGTCAATGAACACGGCGACGATCGTGACCGCTAATGCGGGTGCTGGTTATGGCGTGCCGCCGATCGTGATGATTCCTTCGCCGCCGCCGGCGGGATCGAACCCGAACGGCGTCGGTGGCATCGCGGCGTCGGGTTACGCGACGATCTCCAGCGGGACCGTCAGCGGTTTCACCTTTACCAATCCGGGTGCCGGCTACACTGGTACGACGTTCAATGCGGTGTGTCTGCCGAATCCGACCGATCCGAACCTCGTGACGGGCATCACGCTTGGCACCATCACGTTCACGGTTGGCGCGTCGGGCTCGCTTACCGGCCTGCTCTGCACCAACCCCGGCAACCCGATTGCGAACCCGGCAAACATCTCGCTGGTGGTGTCGGGCGTCGGTACGGCGGGCAGCGTCAATCCGGTCATGCTTCAGACCGTGGTCACGGCGTCGGTGATCGGGGGCTCGACGATTTCGGGAGATGCCGGCACGTTGGGGTATGTGACGACCGTCGGCGGCTACCCGCCGCAGGGCACGTTCACCAACAGCGAGGATTTTCTCTTCCTTCGCGCGCGGCCGCGTGCCGCGCAGATCGCGCTAACGGTTGGCGGTGCCGGCACGATTGCGGCGCAGGTCGGGACGATCTACGATAGCGGACTGTTCTTCTCGGCGCCGTCACCGCTTTTCATTGCCGATCCGGTCACAGCCACGACCGGCACCATCGTGGGCACCAGCACCATCTCGTTGACGATGGGTTCCAAGCCCGACGTGTGCATCATCCAGCCGGCGGCGTAACGTGGCTGAGACCTATAGCCTTGCGGTCACGGGTGCCGGTTCTGGGCAGAAGTTTGCGCAAAAAGTGCATACGCTGCCCGACTCGGGTGCGACGCCGGGGGCCATGGCGCGGGCGCAGCGGTTGAATTTACCGCTGTTGACGCTTCAACCGGACGGTTCGCAGGTGTATTTTACGTTGGAAGCTGAGCGCTCGACGCCCGCCAATCCGATCTTGAGGCGCGTGTGACCGGCGGGAGGACTGCCGGTGCTCAATCAATATCTCCTTCAAACCCAGCAGCTTCTCCAGAACCCGGCAGCGCCGTCGCCACTCTACGCTACGTCTGACCTCACGGGTTGGATTAATACGGCGCGCGGGCAGCTCGCCGGCGAGGGTGAATGTATCCGCGCCATCGGTACGATTCCGACCGTTATCGGGCAGCGCGCCTACAACTTCTCGTCCATCAACGTCGGGGTCGCGGCGACGACGGGCGTGCAGGGCGTGATTCACGTCCGGTCGGTGCGCTACGCGGTCGGTGATGGCTTCCAGCGCGTTGAGTCGCGCGCGTGGCCGTGGTTCGAGCTGTTTTCGCTGAACAACCCGGAGCCGCAGGCGGGTTCGCCGGTCGAGTGGAGTCAATTCGCTCAGGGTTCGAGCGGGCAGAGCACGGGGAGCGGCGCGTCGGGGAGCTTCTACCTCGACCCGCCCCCCGACCTGGTCTATGTGCTCAGCTGCGATTGCGTTTGCTACCCGCAGAAGCTAGCGGCTGACGGCGACGTGGAGGCAATTCCATTTTTATGGACTGACGCTGCACCGTTCTTTGCTGCGTATCTTGCGCTCATGTCGGCGCAGACGAATGCGCGGATTGCGGATGCCGAGCGTTTGTTTGGGCAGTATAAGACGTTTATGGGGCGTGCGCGACAATTTGCGAACCCGTCGGTGCTGCGCTCCCAGTATGAAGGAAGCGTTGATCCGACGCTTACGAGCAAGCTCGGTCTGCAGAAGGCGACGGGCTGATGGCGTCGCTGAATCAATATTTAAAGGACACTACTCGTCTCCTGCGCGACGCGCGTCAAGAGTCGATCAACCCGCTCGACATGATTGCTCACGTCAACACCGCGCGCCGCGAGGTGGCGATGCGCGCGCAGTGCGTGCGGGTACTCACGCCGATCTCGGGCTCGATCGTGTCGGCGAGCGTGACGGCCGGCGGGTCGGGTTACACCAGCCCCCCTACGGTCACGATCACGGCGCCGGATTTTCCCTCAGGCATGGGGGCGTTTCCTAACGGCAGCCAGGCGACTGCGCAGGCTCTGATCAGCGGCGGGAAGGTCTCGACAGTCGATATCAACTACGGCGGTTACGGCTACTTTCAGCCGCAAGTATCGTTTTCGGGCGGCGGGGGAACTGGGGCGGCGGCGACGCCGGTGCTCTCGGCGACTACGCAGTTTAGTCAGGGATTGGAGGTTTACAATTACGCTGACATCGATCTCAGCGCATTCCCCGGTGTGGGAGCAATCTATTATGCGCGCACGGTGTCGGTGATTTACGCGAACTATCGCTACACGCTATACGTTGCGGCGTTCTCCGACTATCAGGCGATGATTCGCCAGTACCCCTATCAATATACTTATGTCCCAGCATTCGCTGCTCAATTCGGACAAGGTACTGCCGGAAGTCTGTTTGTATACCCTCTTCCTTCTCAGGCATATCAATATGAACTAGACTGTCTTTGCTTACCACAAGACCTAAAAACAGATTTAAGTGTTGAAATTATACCGGACCCTTGGTCAGAAGCGGTAAAATATTTTACCGCGCATCTATGTTATTTAGATTTGCAGAATTTCAATGCAGCGAAATTTTACTTAGAATTGTTTGACATGCATCTATTAAGATACAGTAATTACGCTAGAATTGGGCGAGCACCTAACCGCTATGGACGGATTTGATCTGTGATCCAACTTTTCACGATAGCCGAAGCTATTTCCAGCATATCAGTGTCAGTGCCGACGCCTTTGATTGCGTTGCATCCCCAGAGAACAAAACGACAATTTGATTGCGTGTATCCGAGACAAGAGTCAATACGATCCAAGCTAGGAGAAAATGGATGTGGGCCGTTTGTTTCGTTTTTTCGAAATTCAATTCCTGTGATTTCGCATCGGCCTGTCCATCGCGAATTGGCCCATTCGTCTGTTAGATCGAAAGCGAGGTTTTTGTATTTAGCATGAGAGCGTCGGGACTTGAGCAGGTAGAGCCATGGTTTTTCTTTGGTTTCTTTTATTCGATACGTTTTGTAGTACCGTGGTTCGTGTTCACGGTACCAATCAGGTTGTGCTTGGCGGCGGTTGCGGCTTTTTTCGTTGTATTTTTCACGATCGAGTTGCCAAGCTCGTGTGTAGCAAAGTCTTGAACAAAATTGTTGATGCCGTTTGGTTGGCACAAACGAACTGCTGCAAATGGGACACCCTTTACTTTTGGCGAGCTTATCTTTTGTGGATGGACGTTTTCGATAGTTGGCGCGAAAGCATTTTCGAGAACAAAAAAGTTTGGTTCGTCCTGGTCTCTTTTGGGTTACCGTTTTTCCGCATTCTAAGCATCCCATTGGTACGTACTCCTACCAAGTATTTGTATGTACCTAGCAGGCACCGTGTTGTCAAGGGGAGAATTTGATATGGGTTCTTTTGGCGAGCACGCAAAGGGGCAAGACCCTATGTTTCAGCGGTTTCGCGATTTGAACGCCCGGCTTAATCAAGAGTCTTTGGCTCGCTGGTATTCGTATCCACGTTGGCGGCGAGTAATGTATTTAGTTGGAAATTGGATGGTCAGGCGTTCGAAAGTGCATTGGACTTGGACTTACTAAATGTCTCTCGAACAGCCCGAGCAAGCAGCCCAAGAGCAGGCTAACCCGTACCTCCCTGCGGGACCGCAGCCTCTCATCCATGACCAGTGGATGGGACTTGATACGTCGGGCGGCCGGACCGGCGTGCCGGACGAGAAGTGCTACTGGATAGACGGTTTTATCCGGGTCGGGCCGCGGCAACTTCGTACTTTGTGGGACGTGGGTAGTGCGATCTTCACGCGTACCGATTCGTTGACAATCGTGTTTTTCGATTTTTTTAATATTGGGGCGACGCCTTATTGCGTTGTGTTTATGTCCGACGGTTCGGTGGTCGCGGTCAATACGACGACGCTTGCGGTCACGACAATATTAACGGTCGGTTCGATTATCAATCCGTCAGTACTCAACCAGGGGATCACGCAGTGGGGACAGCAGTATCTCATTATCGTTTCCAACCAGACTAACGGCTATTGGCTGTGGAATGGCACAACGACGTTTCCAGCTGGCGGGATTGGGCCAACAGTTATTATCACTAATGTTGGAAAGGCTTATAAAACTCCTCCGACGGTTATCGTATCGGGAGGTCACGGTTCGGGCGCTACTTTTGTTTCGACCGTCATGAACGGTCAGGTGACTTCGATTACGATTACCAATCCTGGCACTGGTTATATTGCTGGCGATGCGCCGGTGATCACGTTGAGCGGTGGTACGGGGGTTGGTTCGGGCGCGTCGTTGACGGCGGTAATATCGAATGTGCCTGGTGGGTCGGGGGCAGTGCTTACTGCGCACATGACGTTTCAATCTGGGACTTCAAACTCTTTCTATGTAAGTAGCATAACGGTTACTAACGGAGGTAGTGGTTATAGTCAATTTGCGAGAGTATCTGTTACGGGAGGTAATCCATTTTCATCGGAGGTAGGAGTAAATCTCACTATAAGTGGAGGAATTATAACGGCTGCAACGCCTGTGCCGAACTTTTTTACTACCGGCAATGAGTATTCTGGCGCGACTCCGCCGACAATTACTGTTGTGGACGATGGCGGCTTTTACGTCAGTAGCGTCACCGGTACGCCGACTGGTACGGGCTACTCGCCCTCGACGACAGTGACGAGTTCAGGCGGCGCTGGGCCGGTCGCGCAAGCAGCTTTTTCGCCGGTCATTAATTCAAGCGGGGTCATCACTTCTGTGGTGGTAACGAGTGGCGGACTTTATAGCTCGAATTCTCCGTTGCCGACAATCACGATCTCCGACACTGCGGTGACGGCAACCGCGACCGTCTCGCTCATGCCCTTCGCGATACAGGGGACGACGGTCGAGACCTACCAGGGGCATGTGTGGATTGCGAATGGGGCGACCTATTACTGGAGCGCTCCCGGCTCATTCACCGACTTCGCGACCTCGGATGGTGGGGGCAACACCACGTCGGCCGACTCGGTCTTGCGCGTCAATTACTCCAAGTTCATCCAGGCGAACGCTTACTTGTGGGCGATCGGCGACTCATCGGTCAATTACATCAGCGGTGTGCAGACGACGGGGACGCCGCCGACCACGACCTTCTCGAACCTCAATGCCGACACGCAGACCGGCACGCCGTTCCCGGCGTCGGTAGAAAGCTTTGGGCGCGACGTGCTGTTTGCGAACGCCTTTGGCGTGCACGTTATTCGTGGCGGCAACGTCGAGAAGATCAGTCACGAGCTGGATGGCGTGTGGAACACGGTCGCGACGCTGGCGAACGGCTACAACTTCGGCATGCAGCCGTCGGCTGCGCAGGCGACGATCTTCGGCTCCAAGAAGGCGATTGTGGTGCTGGCGGCGATCGTGGATCCGGTGTCGGGCGCGACCGTCAACAAGCTGTTTCTTTACCACGAGAAGGAGTGGTTCGCGTCGCAGCAAAGTATGACGCTGACCTACGTGAAGCATCAGGAAATCCAGTCGCAGATCACGACCTACGGGACCGACGGCATCACGATCAAGCCGCTGTTCGCGGTTCCCTCGGCGGGCTTCCAGAAGACGGTGCAGACCAAATTGTGGGAGGCGCCCGGCGGTTTCTTGTTCAAGAAAGCCGCGACGCGCCTGTGGGGTCTTGCCAAGTACGATAGCGTTGTTTCCCCTAATTTGACTGCGATCGTGGACCAGCAGGCGCCGGCTAACTCGGTGACCTACACGATTGTCGGTCCGGCCGCGACTGGCTACTTTGTGGTGCCGCCGCAAGCGGTGGGGCAGGTGGGCGAGCTGACCGGGATGACGTGGAAGACTAACGCGGCGGATGCGTCGTTGGTGTCGATTATGCTGGGCGAGGACGTGGTGGGGTATCGTGGCTGATGCCTAACATTGACCAGCTCACCGAGGAGGGGTGGACGGAGGACGATTTTACTCGCTGGTCCTTTGCGCACGCCGCCGATCATCGCGACATCGACCGGGTGGTCTTGCAGACGCTGGGGATCAGGGTCGTCGAGTACGTGCTCGATCCCTTCCGCCGCGACGACCCCTCGTGGCTTTATCGTCACCAGGCGATGCACGACCAGATGAACAATGCTCTTGGCATCCAGGGGTATGACCTGCTCTCGATCGATTGGCGCGACCCGCAGGACGTGATACGCTGGATGAATGACAACGGCGACAACCACGACAGGGCGAGGACGCTTCTTAATCTGTGAGGGTTGGAAATGACGGTAGTGCAACTAGCGTTGATGCTTTGCATCCTGGAAAACAATATCGCGTTGGCAAAACCGGCGGATCAGCAGTCGGTATGTGCGGCACAGCCGGCGCAAGTGCAGGCTGCGTACATGCGGCAAGCGAAGTTTATATTGGGACAATGAGGCGCGTATGGCCGTAACAGCTGAAATTGCAAAGCGCGAGGTGGTGCGAGAGCAAATTGCGATGCGCCGGTTCGAGGTGCCTGATCTCGACCGCCACGGGGGTTGGATCACGGATCGCCTGCTCAAGGCGTATCCGCATCGCACCGCGCGCGATCTCGCGGGCTGGCTGCGCGGGATCATCTACTCGAACGAGTTTTTGTTCCTCTACCAGGAGCACGGTGTGGCGCTTGCGACGGTCACGCGCGCGCACCCGCTGGAGATGAAGCCCGTTGTGCAGGAGATGTTCGTGTTCGTTAAGGAGGGACACGATCGCGAGGCCGTCGCTTTCTACGACGAGTTCGTGAGGTGGGGAAAGAACCAGGGCGTCGATGCTGTGATGGTTGAGGCCATGAGCGATGTGCCGCACGACATGATCAAGGAGCGCATGGGGCGGCTGTTCACGCGGCAGGTCGTGTTTGCGAGGTTATGATAGGAGGCTGCCATCTCTTTTTTTAGCGATTTGTTTGAAGGCAAGACCTCGAATCTCGGCAATGATATCAGCGGCATGTTCCGGCCAAACGAGCTGGCGCAGACGCTGGAAGGAACCGCAGCGGTCGCGGCGCCTTTTGCGCTTGCTGCCTTGCCTGGGTTGGCCGCTGGGGCGGGTAGTGCGCTTGGTTTTGGCGGAGCCGAAGCTGCTGGTGGTGCGTTGCCCTTCGCGGCGGAGGGGGGAGCTGCGGCTGGTGATGCCGGTGGCGCGATTACTGATCTGATCGGGAGTGGTGGGGGTGGAGGCAACGTGCTTTCTTTTGCCGACGCTGCGTCGGGCGATGTGCCGCTGCCAATTCCTCGCCCCGGTACGCCCGGTCTCGATCTTGGCGCCGCGACGGGTGGGGGCGATAGCTTCATCAGCAAGCTGATCGGTGGTGTCGAGGGGATTCCTGGCGCGGTCGGTAATCAGATTCTCAAGAACCCGCTGGGCGTCGCTGCCGGTACCGGCGGGCTCATCTATAATATGATGCAAGGGCAGAAGAAACTGCCCGAGCAGAATCAGCTCCAGGGGCAGGCGAACCAGCTTAGCGCTCAGGGGCAGCAGTTTATGAGTTACCTGCAGACCGGCACCTTGCCGGCGGGGTTGCAGGCGGCGGTCGATCGCGCGACCCAGGCTGCCAAGGCGCAGATTATCGCCAACGCGGCGCGCAACGGGCTCTCGACCGATCCGACACAGAACAGCGCGCTGGCGCAGGACTTGGCGTCGGCTGACCGCAACGCGCTGATCGCGGTGGCGCAGGAGGGCGAGCAGTTGTTCCAGGCTGGTGCGAACGAGGTGCAGTTATCGAGCCAGATACTCGATAAACTAATGCAGATTGACCAGCAGCAGACTGCGAGCATGGGTAAGGCCATCGCTAACTTCGCGGGCGCGCTGTCGGGGCCGATGACGAGGATGGCGGCGTGAAATGACTGATTCTGCCTTTGTTGGCAACGACCTTTTGGATGGCAAGCAGCCGCAAAACATGACGGGTGCGCGCATCCCGCTTGGTGGTACGGGCGGAGCTTTACCAGTTTCTGACGACGACGGTTTGCCGCCGGGATTGAAGGAAGATTACACGCAGGCTCAGCGCGGCACGTTCAAGCACTTGCTCGACGTGGATGCGCAGACCGAGGCGCGCATGGAACGTGATCGCGCGCGGATCGAGCATCAGTACGAAGCGGAGGGTGTTGGGCCCGGCGAGTTTCAGAAGTGGGACGCGGGCGCTGAGAGCAAGAAGTACCAGACCGATCCGATTCAGGCGTTCGGCTCGCTTGGCAGCGTGTTCGGGATGCTCGCGAGCGCGTTCACGCGCGCCCCGATGGAGAATGCCCTTAACGCCTCGGCTGCCGCTATGAACGCGGTCAGGGCCGGCGATGAGGAGGCGTACAACCGCGCTCATGACGCGTGGAAGGAGAACACCGACCTCACTTTCAAGCGCCATCAGCTTGAGCACGAGCGCTTGGGCGATGCGTTGCGTCTGATGGACACGGATATGGCGGCGGGTGCGGCAAAAGCGCGCATGGTGGCAGCTCAGTTCGGGATGAGCAAGGAGATGGTGCTCATCGAGCACGGCATGTTCCCTGAGCTGTACGAGGCGATGGAGAAGCGCGCCGACGCGATCAACAAGACCGGGCAGGCCGTGCAGGAGATAACGGGCCGCGGGCTACAAAAACTGGTGTTCGAGCGCGATGCCAAGACGATTGAGGAGCATATCCAAGATCCGACTCAAAAGGGGCAGGCGTTGCTCGACGCGTTCAATAACGCGTTTTTTCTCCACATGAAGCCGGGCGACCCGCGCGCGCAGGCGCTGGGCCAGTTCGCGGCTGAAACCATCAAGGGCAAGGGGCGATTGCCGACGGCCGATGAGCTGATCGCCAAGAACAAGGAGATCACCGAGGCGCTGACGCGGCCGTATCTTGGTGGAGCGGGCAGCGGGGGCAATGTCAACCTCACCGACGAGCGCCAGCGCGCTGACGCGGTACGCAAGATCATGGAGGAGAAACGCCAGAGCGGTGAGCTGGAAGGCAAGAGCCAGGAGGACATCGCCCGCATTCGTGAAGACGTGTCGCGGCAGCTTAAGACTGAGGGTGCGGCAATATCGGGCAAGACCAAGGACGATCTCGCGGGACAGATCGAGCGACTCCAGTTGTCGGATCAAACGATTGATAAGGTCGAGGCGCTGCTCAAGAAGCACAACGCGCTTGTGGGCCTCGGCGGGCGGATCACGCGTCCTGCGGAAGTGGTGGGCAACGTGTTCGGGTCGAACGCGACCGATCGGGCGCAGTTCGCGAGCTACATTTCCGAGTTGCGCGAGTGGGGTCCACGGCTTCTCAACGAATCGAAAGGACGCCCGCTGGCGGCCGAAGAAGCCGAAATCGCACGGATCATCCCTGGTCTCAGCGCTGGCGACACCACAGCGAACACCGCCAAGCGCCTCCTGCGCCTTCAGGAACTGTTTAGGACGATGCGCGAGCAATCAACGCGTCGCTATGAGGGCGTGTTCGATCCTCGCGACGCGGGCGCTCCTCGTGCTCCACGTGAAACAGTTCCTGCTGGCGGGACTGGCGACGAGAAGATGCCGTGGGACGCGGCACCCATCAAGACGCCGGCGGATAAGAGGTCTTCCAACGAGTCTCCTTTTGGTAAAATCGCGTCGTTTTTCAATCCAGTAGGGACGGCTCAGGCGGAGGAGCTTCCTCCCGCCCAGTCAGAACGTGCCGGCGAGGCAGGCGGGTTCTTTTCGCAACCCATTTCCTCGCAGAATGCGGAGGTGCGCGCCTACGAGCCGACGTGGCGTGACCGGCTTGCCAACTTCTTGCTCCCCGACAAGGCGTCCTATCACACGCGTCAGATGGCGCGCGAGACGATTGGGTCGTCCGGCATTGGTACGACTGGTGTCGGCGGCAGCGGCATCTCGGCGCTCGATCTCACGCCCGTGGGCGCGGCTCTGAGCGCCCAGGAATCTATTCAGGCAGACAATCCGTCGGAGGCAGGCGCCCACGCTATGTCGGCGGCCATACCGGTCGGTGGCGCCGCGGTGCGGGCCGGGATGCCGCTTGCTCGCCCGATGGTGCGGCAGCTCATGACGACGTTGCTCGGCGCTGGTGCGGGGGCGGGCACGACGCTTGCGGCATCGAGGGCCGAGGCGGGCGACGAAGGGCTGACGGCGGAGCAGAAGGAAATTTTGCGCCGGAGTCCGCGCGCCGATCGGCCGGCTTTGCTCCAGTCGTTCGCCAAGGAAGCGGGCGAGCGTCGCGCCCAGACCGAGAAGGAAACGCGCGAGCGTCAAGTCGAGCAAGAGAGGGAGGGGCGCGAGAAGGAAGAACGTGCTAAGCACGACGAGGAGGCCAGGACCAAGCTCGAGGCCGAGGTTTCGAGTCTGCCGGAGGACGAGCGTGCTCTTTACCGTGGTTTTAATGCTGAGCAGCGTACTAAGTTTTGGGCTGACAAGGCTGAGCGCAAGCACCAGGCCGATGAGAAGGAAGCGGCGGAATACAAGGCGCGCACCGCGGCCTTCCGCGACCGTTATCCCGTTCTCAACTCTATGCTCCCGTGGATTGGGACCTCGCTCTCTGCAGCGATCCCCTACGCCGTGAAGCTGCGGCAGGCGTCCGCTGCCAACAAGTACATAAAAAAGTGGGAAGAGACTGCTGAAAAAGCCGAAAAGGCGCTAGCAGCTGGTGACAAGACCGCGGCGACGCCTCTCGTCAACACGCTCAAGGAGTACAACAAGGAGCACGCTGAGATTCTCAAGACCCTGGCTGACAAGGGGCATAGCCCGGTGACCATCGCGGCGGCTGCCACGTTGCCATTCGACGCTTCCTTTGTGGTTCCCAATGCTTATGATGCGACGGTGCTGCCGCGCGGCGCCGAGGCTCAGAAGCAGGGTTGGGAGAACCTGACCAACCCGTCGGAATACGGCAGCCGCCTGCCGTCAAGCATCCTGGAGGGCCTGCCGCCGGCAGTCACCTCGACCAAGATACCAGTGCCGGGGCGCACGGTGCCGCCCACCGCACGTTCCAAGGGGCTTGTCGCGTCCGCTCGCACGCCCCGCAAGAGAGCCGCTTCGCCGAAGCAAACGCTACCCGAGCTGGTGAGGGATGAGGACGAGGAGCTTCCTCCCGGCTTGAAGCCGAAGCGCAAGCGCGCCTCGCGGACTGCCAGCGATGAGTGACGCGTATTCCTCGCAGCTCGATGCCGAGCGCTCTCTTCTCAAGGAGCGCGGGCTTGCGGCCGAGCCCCGCGCACCGATGCGGGACCGGCCCGATATTGCCTACAAGGCGCCGCCTCCGAAAGTAACGTCCCAGCAGGAGTACGACGCTCTTTCTCCTGGTACCGACTTCCTTGATCCGCAGGGCAATACCCGAACTAAGCCGTGGTCGGTCGCGGATGAAGATTCTTACGAAGCAGTGCCCGAGGGCGCCGACTTCCTTGACCCACGCGGCAATTTGCGCACCAAGCCGCGCTATGAGAGCGTGGATTTCACGACTCATTCACTGTTCAACATGGCGGTCAACGAGCGGGAACAGCGTCGCGCTTTGGAGCACGGTTATCCCGGCGCTGAGATCAGGAACGATCCGAAGGGCCTCTATGTCCAGGAGCGAGATGGTACGCGCCGGCGTCCTAGGGGACCGTCGGAGGAGCACAAGTCACTCGCTGAGAACTGGAAGGCAGCCGGCGCAGCAGCGGTGGGCGGTGCTTTTCCGACCGTGGGCGCGGTTGCGGGCGAGATCGGCGGCGGTCTCGTGAGCGGCCTGCCGGGAGCGGTCGGTGGCGCGGCAGTGGGCGGCGCGGTGGGCCAGGGGTTTAACGACGCGATCATGGCGCTCGCGGGGGTCTACGATCGTTCCGCGGGCGAGGAGGCAATGGAGCTGGGCACTTCGGGCGTGATGGCGGGCGCCGGGACTGCGGTGGGGCGCGGTGTTGCTTCCGTGTTGCCCCGGATGCGTGGCGCCAAGTTGGGACTGCCTGGCGCGGTGGCACAATTTATTGGTGCCGACCCCGAAGGATTGAATATGGCGGTTGGGCTCGCCGATAAGGGCGTGTTGGTGCCGCCGTCAGGATGGGCCAAAGAGGCGCCGCACATCCAGAACGTGGTTGAGGTGTTCGACCCGGCACTTCACACGCAAAAGCCGCTTTTACAGTCCGCGGAGGAACATTACGAGCGCTCCAAGCGTGGTATCTTGGGCGAGCTGGGCGTGCCGGAGCACGAGGTAGCGGGCCCGACCGAGGCGGTGTCCACGGAGCGTGCTGGCACGGCGATTCTCGTTCGCGCGCAGGCGGTTGCTGCCGAGCAGGATGCGCGTCTCGCGGCGGAGCATGCGGCGAGGCGGGAGGGCGAGGTAGGCGCTGCGCTCGGCAGGGCTGTGGGTCAGGCGGGCGAGCACAGCGCGCGCGTTGAGGGGTTGCGACAAGCCGAGGTCGCGGCACGAAAAGCCGCCGAGAATCTGATCGACGTCGGGTTTCGGGACATCCAGCAGGATATCGACGGTGCCGTCAAGGTGTCCAAGGCAGGGGGCAACTCCGGTGATTTGTGGCAGATGGTGGGCGAGAAGCTCAAGGCGGTAAAGCAAGGTATCCAGGCACGTGCGCGCAAGATGTACAACGAGGCTGATGCGCTTGCGGGTGGGCACTTGCCCGACATGGCGGGGCTCCCTGAGCGCGCCGCACAGTTCCTGGCCGAGCTGCCGGAAGGGTTCGAGAACCGCTACCCCTCGATCGTCAAGCAGATTCGCGACCTCGCGGGCGTCCAGAAGCTAGATGAGCATGGCGTGCCGACCGGCGAGTGGGAGAAGGAGCCCGCGACGCCTACGTTTGGGCAGCTGCACAATCTGCGCTCTGTGCTGCGTGCCAACTACAATCATCTCGATCTCACGCCCGACGTGAAGCAGGGCACCTTCAAGTTCTTTGCCAACCGGGTGGATGAGATTCTCAACGATCCCGGCGCGGTGCCGGAGTTGCAGGAGGCGGCGCGCGCGCTGCGGGCAGCGGATGATTTCTACCGCGATGCCATCAGGCCGCTGACCGACAAGCATATCCAGGCGGTGGTAAGCGGGCTTGAGTCAGGCATGCCGGCCGATCCCAAGAACCTGTTCGACACGCTCGTCAGGGAGGGACGCTCGGACCTCACCAGGACGGTTGCGCGTCTGGTGGGTCCCAACCTGTGGGCGGGCGTCAAGGCGGCCGACGTACAAGCCATGTTGAACGCTAGTAAGACTCTAGTTCCAGACCAGATCGACGGTCGCGCCTTTGCTCGACAGGTGTTGGAGCGGCATCGTAATGCTTCCGGTGATATGCTGGAGGCGGTACACGGGCGCGAGGCGTCGGCGAAGCTCATCGAGCAGGCGCGGCGCATCGAGATGCTGGGCGGGCGCCTGGAGATACCGGTGCGGCCGGGTGACACCGTGACCGAGATAATCGCCCGTGCGCGGGCGGCGGGTGACGCCGCCAAGGCGGTCGCCAAGCAGGACCCTTTGGGGACGCTCAAGCGCGAGATGGGTGGGATCGAGGCGGCAGCGAAGAAGGAGTCGGCCGAGTTGCGCGCCAAGCGGCTGGCCGGTCCGTTCGGGTTCCTGCTCAAACTCACGACGGGCGCCGCTGAGGCGGTTGATCGCATCCTCGGTTCGGAAGATTTGATCCTCGCCGCCGCCGCGCGGTTCGGCGAGGACTCACCTGAGTTCGAGATGCTCCGACAGGTGTATGCGCAGCGCATCCTCCAGGGGACGCTTGAACCCGGTGCCCGGCTCGCTAAGATATCGCCCGAGGTGCAGCGGGTCATGTTCCCCGGCGTGACGCTCGACCAGATGCAGCAGCTCGCCAGGGAGATGGATTTCCTGATGTCAACCAGGGGCACGCAGGGCACCGCCAAGTCGATGGCAGCAGTGTCCAAGGTGGAGCATCCGTGGGCATCGATCCTGGGGCGCGGCGGCGCAATTGCGCAGTTGTTGACAGCGCCCACCAAGGTTGTCCCTGGCGCAGATGCAGTCGGGCGCGCGATGCTCGGCGGCTATTACGGTTTCGTGCGCAAGTTCGCGACATCGCCCGCTTTCTTGCGCTGGGTGCAGAAAGGACTGGATGGTGATCCCGCGGCACGCGAGATAGTGCGCCAACAAGTGCAAAAGGCGCTCCAGCGCGGCGGCGCTGTTGGGGCGGGGGTGGGCGAGGGGCTAGAGCAGGCGCAGGAACCCGCGTTGGAGGGAATCGAGTAAAATGACCAGAGAACAAGCGATCAAGATAGTGTGTGACGGCGTGGCTTCCAAATGGTCGCGCCTTCGTGCAGCAGAATTTGTAGATACACTAGTAAATTTAGGCGTTTTGCGACTTGATGCCGATCAGAAATTGGAGTCGCCTAAGTGAGCATAGACGACGATATCAGCACCCTTGCCGCCCACGTCGCGACCGAGGCGGTCAAGTCGGGCAAGGGCGCCCCTCGCTTTGGCGAGAAGGTGGATGCGCTCAAGACTTTGGCGGCGTATCTTGCTATAGTGAGCAAGAACCGCAGCAAGACGCCCGAGCGGGACGACACGCCGACCTTCGAGGACTTCGCGGCGCAGGTGGAGGAAGTGGGTAATGGCCGAGCGAAAGTTCGAGATAGTTGAAGAGGGTGACGCCGAGCCGGCGGCCGTCGCCGGCGTGATGCTGGCGCTGCGCGCCCTCTCTCAGCGCGCTCTCGTGGCTGCTGCCGACCTTTTTTGTTTATTCACTGTGTTCGGCGCGTGGTGGCTGTGGTGGTCGGTGCCCGATCCGAATGCCTACCAGATCATCTCGCTTTCGATTTACGCGCTGTTCGTGCTTGCGGCCAACTGGATTGTGAGAAAGCGATGATGTGGCGCGCGTTTATCGCGATATTGCTGTTACTGCCCGCGGGAGTCTTGGCGCAAGAGCGCAATGTTACGTGGACCATAACGCTTTCTGAAGCCAACCAGATCATAAAAAAACTCGGCGAGGCGCCGTGGAACGAGGTCAACCCCTTATTGCAAAAACTGATCTCGCAGGCGAATACCCAACTCATTCCTCCAACAAAGTCGAGCGAGGAAAAAGAGGAAAAATAGCTATGCTCCGCAAACTCGGGCTTGCCATCGCCCTGCTTTTACTAAGTTATGTCGAGGGGTCGGCGCAAGCTATTGTGCGTCTGTGTGTGACGCTAGGGGTTAATAACTGCCCCCCTGTCTCGGCGTCTAACCCTTTGCCTGTCACCGCCACGGTTAGCGCCACAGTGGGCGGCTTCGCGCCAGGAGGTGCTTACGCAACGCTGACCGCCACCGGATCTTCGGCGACGGCCGCGCTGCCGGCCGGGATTGTTGTTGTCGCCTACAATACCGGGACGACAGCCGTTTCTTGCACGCTCGGTGTGACGGCGGTTGCCAACGAAGACCAGATAGCGCCAGGAGGGTTTTTTTCCTACACGGTCGGGGCCAACACCAATATCGCTTGTATCGACCAGACGGGGACGGTTTCTAACCTCGTGGTTCTTTCGGGCGGAACGGGACTCGCTACGGGTTCCGGCGGTGGTGGCGGAGGCGGCGGAGGATCGTCAGCGATAACGACCTGGGCTGGCGGCACCCTCGGCGCGATGGCGAATTACGGCACGTCGCCGGGGGCGGTTCTTGTGCCGGGCGTCAATGCTTTTATAACAAATACGCCTACCGTTACCGCAAATGCTGGGACCAATCTTAATACCTCGACGCTCGCGACCTCTGCCAACCAGACGAACGCTTCGCAAAAATCCCAGGTTGTAGACGGCGCGGGCAACGTGATTGCATCGACATCGAACGCGCTCAATGTCGATGTCACGAATGTGAACGTTAATGGTCAAGCGACGATGGCGAATTCGTCGCCAGTTGTAGTTGCGAGTAATCAATCTAATATTCCAGTTAATGTTGCAGCTTTTGGTGGTACTGCAACTACGACAGGTCAAGTTGCAGTAAACACTGCTCCGGTTACGGCAACTAATACGGCGCTTGTGGTCGATCTCCGGCCGGATAGTCCAGGCATTATCACGCTTGGTCCTGCTGCTGCGGCGAACGCCGTTCCATTTGTTGGCCCTGCTCCGTCATCCTCGACATTGGTCGGTATCACGCCGATCGTGGGCGGTTCAGCGGTATCAAGTCTCGTTTTAAAGGCCAGCGCCGGCAATCTTTATAGTGTCTATGCTGAATGTTCGGCGGCATGCTGGTTGATGGTTTTCAACTCGACTTCGGCGCCGAGCAATGGATCAACTACGGCAGGCGTTGCGTCCGGCAATATGGTCGAGTGTATTCCGATCTCAGCCGGCGGTTTTGGATCGATTACTTATGCTAGCGCACCTGCTGTTTATTCGGTAGGGATTACTGCGGCGATTTCTTCCACGACTTGCGCGACGTTGACGCTTGCGACCACGGGCTTCATTCATGGCATGGTGATGTGATGCGACGGATCGCTGGTGTTCTTTTTGGCCTACTTTTCGCGTTGTCGCCTGCCTACCCGCAGACTATAACGGCTTCGGCGCAGACAATGATTGTCGTCAATACGACGCCTGTTACGGGCGGGTCAAACGGCCAATGCCTCACGATCAGTAGCGGTACTGTGGGCTCAGGCGCATGTGGCAGTGGCGGCGGTCTCACTGTCGGAACCAGCACGATCACGAGCGGGACGACGACGCGCATTCTCTATGATAATGCGGGAGTGCTTGGAGAATATACGCTGACCGGCAGTGGTACGGTCGCGGTGATGCAGACCTCGCCAGCGCTTGTTACGCCTGCGCTCGGGGTTGCGACCGCGACATCGGTTGCCATCGGCGGCTGTACGATAAGTACGGATGTGTTGTGTACATCAGGTACAGCAACGCTTAACGGCAAGACCATTGTCGCAGGTGGCAGTTTCGGTTTGAGTGGAAATATATCGGCGGCGGCATGGACGACAGCTGGCATTCGCTATGCCAATGTTACGGCGACGATGACAGATACCACATCAAGCGGTACAGTTGCGAATGCTTATACAGATATTTTCGGCGGCAATACCGTTGCTGCATCGAATGCGACGACGTTCACGAATTATTATGGGGCATATATTAAGGTTCCAGTAGCTGGAACCAATGTCACGCTTACTAAAGCTTGGGCGCTTGGCTCTGATTCGATTGCAGTGAATGGGGCTGGTTCCGCTGCGGCGCCATCGTTTGCGATGAATAATTTTGAAAATAATACTGGATGGTATGTTACCGCTGCTGGCAAGCTTGGTTTAGCTATTACGGGTGTATTGAAATATGATTATGCGATAAGTAATTCAGGAACTCACACTTTTGCAGGGAATATTAATGTAAGTGGAAATATACTTGGTGGCAGTTACAATGCAGCAAGTGCTTCCCCGTTTATTTGGAACTCTAGAGGTATATTATCAAGTCCGGCTGCTGGAGCTATTCAATTCGGTAATGCTGATGCGGCCGCACCTGTCGCTCAAACAACGGAAGTTCAAAATGTTGTTGCTGGGACCAGCAATACGGCCGGCGCTAATTGGACATTAAAGGCATCGGCAGGAACAGGAACAGGTGCCGGTGGCGATATGTTGTTTCAGGTTGCCGCTGCCGGCACGACTGGTACATCTCAAAATGCTTTTGCGACTGCTTTCTCGGTTAGAAATACTGGTGTGATCCAGAACAATATCGTGTTTAGCGCCGCAGGAACGCCGCTTCCGACTTGCAACGGTGCCGCAGAAGGGTCTCGTGGCGCTGTTTCCGACGCTTTGACGCCAACGTTTCTAACCGCCTATGTTAGTGGCGGAACCACGCACGCCTCGGTCTACTGTGATGGAACCTCATGGAAAACGGACTGATCACATGAAGAAACAACTCTTGCTCGCTTCACTACTCGCCTGTCTTTCCCTGCCGGCCGTTGCTGATACGATCACGATCACGCTGACAACGCCTGCTGGTCTTTGTATGGCAGGCTGTTCGCGGACTTTCACTGATGCGGGGACGGCCAAACCTAACACCTTGCAAACCAATATCGTGCAGGTCTTCCAAGCCGGCTGCAATACCAGCATAAACGGAACGTGTACGGCTGCACAGGTTCTTAATTATTGGGCCGGAACTTTGCGCGATACATTCGTGGGGCAAGTTAATGCGTTTCAATTACAGGCGCTTCAGAATGCTGTGCCTTATGTGCCGATCGCGCCTAACTAAGGTGAAGCATGCGAAGATTTCTAGTCATTCTGGCTTTGTTTGCGCCATCTTGTGCCGGCGCTCAGCAGTCCACGGTCAACATTCCGCTAACGCTTGCCGATCAAGCGACGATCATTCCGCTGCTCTGTGAAGCGGCTCTTTACGGCTTTCGCATGAGGTTCCAGGATTTTTGCGATCTTGCGAAGGTCAAGCTGCCCGAGGCATTGAAGGCCGAGCGCGATGCGGCCGAGAAGACGAAGGAAAACGCCGGGGAGGAAAAGAAGCCATGAAACGGCTCACCGCCGTCATTGGTGTCTTCTTTGCACTTGCTGCTGTCGCTGTTCGCGCTGCTGGCTGGCTGCCGCTCGTCTCGGCCTCGACGGGCGGCGGAACTGGCTCATGCTCGCAATCTCAAGCATTTTTTGCTCGTGCCAGCGCGACGCATAGTAACGGTGACGCGCTCGATACGCTGATCTGTACTGGGTTGGCCGGAAATTCGGCGACATGCACGGGCGGCACCACGCTTTGGGATTGCGCTGATATCATTTATCTTCCAACGCAGCCGAACGTTACAGATGCCAAGCTTAACTTGAAATCTTCAAGTTTCAGTCTTACCGTCAACGGTTCGCCGACATTCACCGTTAACAAAGGGTATGTCGGCGCAGCCAGCGCAAACCTCGATACGGGTTGGCAGGCTGGTACCAACGGTGTTCGCTATACCCAAAATTCGATGGGGGCGTTTGCGTGGAAAGAGGGGGCCGCCACTTCTTGCGGCTCCGGGAACGCCTGCGGAGTGGCCTTTGGAGAGAATGCGGCAACCGTTGCACTCGATATGTATCCGCATTTCTCCGACAATGGATATTATTCCAATATCCAGAGCACCACCGGTTTCTTCATGGGAACCGGGACGATCAATGAGGCGAATTTTTACGGCTTCACGCGCAGCGTCAATGGTACTGGAATTGATTACAAAAATACGACTGCATTGTCTGCAGCGAATGCCGCAACGGCGCTTTTGACGGTTGATCTCCTTCTTCTTAATGACGGCGTTGCGGCTGGTCGCCAATTCACGACAACGCTCGGTTTTGTCTGGATCGGCGGCTTCCTCGATACGACACCGGAAAGCAATCTATGTCACGCCGTCAATGTCTACATGACGGCCGTGGCCGGCGATGCTGGAGGTATTTGCTGATGCGCCGACTTTTTATTTTGTCAGCAATCGCCGCAATTTTACTGATCGTTAAGTTGGCGATTGCAGGATTTGCTATATTTCAAATTGGAACTAACAGTTCCAGTGGTTGTCCTGATGCCACTCCGGCTGTAGCTGGAGCTTTTAACCTCAATACCTGTACCTTCTTTGATCCGATGACGTCGCTTGCGACGATCGATGTCAATGCGACCAATGCCGCGCCGTCCACAGGAATAAACTGGTATACCCAGCAATCGTTAGGCGTGGCATCGTTTACCGCCGTCATCAGCGGCACGGGGTTAACTGCTTCATCGTCGAATACGGCATCAAGCATCATCAAGGTGGGGCAGACGATTGGTCAAGGTAACGGAGGTTGCGGCCCTGTCGCCGGCACCACGATTACTGCGCTCGGGACTGGAACGGGCGGCGACGGCACTTACACCGTAACTCCATCACAGACACTCGCCAGTTGTCAGGTACAGTCGTCCTTTGCTCAGGCTCCGAACACGATGACTGTCGGTGCAAACGGGCTGACGCTGTTAAATGTGTCTCAGGGCGATGCGAATTTCGGGCTTTCAACTTATACCGCATTGCAAATTCCGACGGGATCGCTCAATACTGTCGTCACGCCTTATCGTGGAATCTCGTTCACGAATGGGATGTATGCCAGGGCTTATATCACCTTTGATGAAACCAAGGCTCCGAATGGGATGGCTGGGCCGCCATGGCGCTGGAATGCATGGTGGATGGACTCTTTTCCTGGCACCAAATACGGCGGTCAATTTATCGAAACCGACAATTGTGACTGCTTTTCGAATAATGGGAGCGTCTTGCTCAACAACTTTTTGCACGACATCAATTGCGGGCTGGTAAGTTCGTGTTCTGGGAACTCACTTACGGATATGTGGTTTGGCCAACCGCCATCGCGCTCGGCGGAATGCAATCCGGTGTTGGATGGCGTAACGTTTCACACCTTCGATCAACTCTGGGTGCCTCCATCGAAGAACAACGGCACGGGTATTTATGCATATTTGGTGGACGCCGATACGTGCGCGGGTAATGCAGTATTCACCGGGTTCATAGATTCAAGCGACGGGGTTGGTACCAATCGTACCCTGCACGTTACCTCGATGATTTCGACAGGCACAATTGCAGTTAATAGCTATATCGGTAATAGCGGGCCTCTTAATCTTGCGCGACGGGTTCTAGCTTTCGGGACTAACGGAACAACGGGTGCGGGGACCACTGGCACCTATGCGCTTGAGTTCGATAGCAGCAGCAGCGTCTCGTCGTCGTTGATGATCGCCACTAATGGGAACAGTTGCGAATATTTTGCCCAGGGTTCTGGGAATAAGTCGCAGTGCAGTTATGATGGCGTCAACGCAAATACGACTTACGACGGCGCCTTTACGGCTGCCGATCCGGGGAATGCCAGCGGCAGCAAGGGATTCACGCTGATCTTCAATGGTGGATGTACAGCATCTTATACGACCTCGGCTTGCAATGCTGGTACCTCGGCTGGCAACTGGCCATTTCACATTAAAAATGTGCAGGTCTGGCAGGGCTCTACGAGCGATAAGAATGTGCAGAATTGACGCGAGGTGATCGTGAGTGAAGAGTTCGTCGGTCCTTTTGCCAGCTGGTCTAACCTCAAGCGTGACTACGGTGCGAAGGGCGATGGCATTGCCGACGACACGGCAGCCTTGCAGGCGGCGGTGAGCGATCTCACAGCGACCGGTAAACCGCGCAACCTGTTTATCCCGTCCGGGACCTACCTCGTCACGCAGACCATCACGCTGCTCGGTGGTCTCGGGGCGGGCATCATCGGCGCCGATCCCGCGACCACAACCTTTAAGTGGGGCGGCGCCGCTGGCGGCACGTTGCTTCATCTGGATGGCTGCGGCTACGGGCGACTTGGCCGGCTGACCCTAGATGGGGGGCGCAATACGACCGTTCTGGTGGATCAGAATGCGCTCGCTAGCGGACCACCGCGCCAGTTCGGTACGGGAAACGAGTACGCGGACCTTATTTTTCAGAACGCCTCAATCGGGATCAGGGCTGGAGAAGCAGGTATCGGGGAGGCTGAGAGTACAGTCCTACGCTGCAAGTTCCTCGGCCTTAAGAATGGCGTCCTGCTACTAAATGGCAATTGCTTGGATTGGTGGCATTGGTTCTGCGAATTCATGAATTGCCGAACCGGCATCGCCAATACTCCGCAGGACAACATTGCAGCCGGTGGCGCGGGCATGTTCCACGCCTATGGCTGCCAATTCACCGGCTCGACGTTCGCTGATATCCAAATTGGCAACACCGGAAATTTCAATTTTCGTGATTGCTATTCGAGAGGATCACGGCAGTTTCTCAATGCGGTCTTCTACTACACCAACGCCGCGCAGACTCGTGTGCAGAACTGCGTTGCCGACAGTGGCATCTACATGGGCAACGGCGGCCCGCTGCTAATCACGGATAGCATGATCGCCGGCCCCGTCACCGTGACCTCGTCCAACGGCGGCGACATCATCTCTGTCGGCAACAAATACACGGTCTCGCCGACAGCTAGCCGGTTGCGCTCTGTCGATGACGCGGTTGTGCCCTCGCTGACGTTGCCACCGACGCTGGTGTTGCCGCCTGCGCCCCCGCTGACGATCCGTAGGGTCTTCGAAGTGCCGATCACGGACGACGGCACCGCGCTCCAAGCTGCGATCACGCAAGCTGCGACGCTCAATGGCAGCAAGCCCGTCGTGCATATCTCGGTTGGCACGCTTGCGCTGCGCAAGCCGATCACGGTGCCGGAATGCGACGTACAGATCATTGGTGATGGGTGGCCGAATACGATCATCGACTGTGGTAACACGCCGGGGATCGGCATCGACATCCAGGGACGATCGCGCGTCACGTTGAGCGACTTGCACATCAAAAATGTGATCGATACAGCGATCACGATTGAGGACGCCTTCTTTGGCCGCGTTCTCCTGCAAGAGCCGATCTTCATCGCAGCGAGCGTCGCTGGTCTCTTCGTCGATGGTGTAAGCTCTGCAACGGTCGAGCTGCGTGACTTTAACTTTGAGAACTGTGCGGTCGGTGCTCAGATTGAAGGCGGTGTTGCATCGCTGACGGCGCTTCTCGCCGGTTCTGCCGACCTCAACGTGACTAACGTGCTGGCTGACAGCGCAAACGTCGTCGTGCGTGACATGTGGAACGACACGCCTACAGGTGGGACAATCAACCCGGTCTTGGTGTCGGTGATGGGTGCAAGCCAAGTTACGGTCGAGGGCTGCGTCCACAATATGCAGTCGGCCGGGGCCGTTGCTGTCTCTGGTCCTGCCGAGGTCTTGAACACGACGTTGGGCGGCGCTGTCAACTACGCCATGTTTGTGGGCGGGTGCAGTTTCTTGTCGGCGTTCACGACAGCGCCTTACGCTGTGGGGGCAGGGACGCTGGAGAATCGCCTTTACGATACGACCAATGGCTCGACGCCCATCGCAGACGCCGTGGTGGCGACTGACGCTCAGATACGCGCCGCGTTGGCGCAGTCGCACGCTACGCATCCGACGCTGCCGGCCGATCTGCCAGCTGGAGCTACCGATGTCAGGCTATCTCGTGTTACAATCGAGAACTGCAAGACGGGCATCCGCATCAAGGGAATCAACATGGCAACGATCGATCCGACGACGCTCGCGCAATTGCAAAGCATTCGTGCGGGGATTGCAGCTCAATTGGCTCTTCTCGACGGAGTCATCGCCAACGCCACAGGTCTTCCTCCGGGAACTACGTCTCCTCCTGGAACCACGATCAGCGGCACGACCGCAGTAGGAGGGGCAACCATTACCGATGCTGCGGGACACGTCTGGTCGCTTGGCACCGCGGCTCCCTACGGCTTTGTCATCCTCCGGGACAACGTGCCGTTTGCCAATGGGAGCGGTGCCTCGCTCACGATCGACAAGGTCGGTATTGTGTGGACCAAGAACAGCCAGGGCAATTGGTACGTCTCGACCTCGTCAGGCTGGAACTCGTCGCCCGGCAATGCCCCTCCTGTAACCGCGTAGGAAGGCGCTCACCATGAGCATCCAACCTGCCACGCTTGCAGCTTTGCAGCAGATACGAACAAGCATCGGTGCGTCAGATGATGCGTTGAAGGCAATACTTGATCCCATGCAGGTCGTGCTTGATGCTACGCCGCCCCCGCAGGCGATCGCTCACGGCCTGACCAAGCTGCTTTTTCAGTCGGGGCCGTTTGCTGACCTGTCGCGCATTGACATCAGCAATGCCAACACCTCGACCGCCTCAACGGACTGGTGGGTAGCTAACAGCTATATCGGGCAGCCGGGAGAAAACCCGGCCTACGGGTTGATCCCGGACATCCCCGCGAGCGATCTGTCGGTCAACGGCGGCATTCTCAGGATCGCCCAGGCGCGACCCGGCGCCTATTTCCAGAACAACCAGCCGTCATTGTCCAGCAACTACTTCCCTGGCAGCTTCGGCCGGTCAGATGGCCCGAACGTCGATGCCATCAATCACGGCAGGTTCTTCCGACCGCCGTGGTACATCGATATCCAGTTCACATTCGACCAGCGCCTCGCGCGCGGCAGTGCGGGCTTTCCTGCTTTCTGGGCGGTCAACTGGTGGAACAAAGCTTACCCACACGTTGTTGAATGGGACTTCTTCGAGTTTTTCCCCCAGACGCGGTTCGCGGGCCTTTCAGTCGAGTCCGGCAAGGGCGGCTCGTTCGGTTTCAACTGCGGCGACTTCTCGAACAACGTCACGACCTATCCGCCGCTTCAGAGCGGCCAGTTTCCACAACCGATGTTCGCTGACCTCGGCAATCCAACCCTTGATGGGACCGACCTGCACACGGTAGGTCACCTGCTGATCGACACAGCGACCGGGGGCGGGACAGGCTTCTCGGAGCGGTACTTCGACGATATCCAGTTCGGACCGAACCGCTTGACGTACTCCCGCACGGCACCGCCGAGCTACCCGCCTGGGGCTCCGGCCGGCACATTCTCATCGTGCGAGAATGTGGCCAACAATCCCGATTATCTTGGTTATTCGCTATACGTCACTTGCGGCAACCAACCGGGTGGCGGCGACTGGCCGCTTTCTGTAAGGCGCGTGCGAGTGTATGGCCCTGACGATAGCACCATGGTTGTGGTGTAGCCGATGGGTCTTGTCCAGCAAAGCGGCAATATTACTCCAGGGCATCTGCCTGTGTGGGTCGCGCCAGGCGTCATTGGTGACGGCGGCGCAGCGCTCGCAGCTCAGCGCGTTCTCGCCTCGCTACGCGGCGCCAACTTTAACACGACCAGTGACCAGCCGATCGCGATCCCGCAGCGCGTAACGGCCTTTGCGCTTACCGGGATCATAGTGACGAACGCCTCGCTCAATTTAACGGCAGCCGTGGGCGGGTTCTACCCGCAGGCAGCGAAGGCGGGCACGCCGATCGTGGCAGCTGCGCAGGCGTACTCGACGCTTACGACCGCCAACGCGCTGCTTAACGCCACGCTCGCGGCGTTCGGGAGCGGCACGCGGTTCTCGTCGGCGAACCTCGGGACGATCGGCGGGCTGCTCAATATTTGGTTCGCGCTTACGACGGCTCAGCCCGTCGCGGCGACGGCGGATATCTACCTCGTGGGTACTGACCTGACTTAAGCTGGTACCGGAGCACCCATCGGGGGCGGGGTCTCATGCTCTTTGCTCTGGGCCCCAAACCACGGTTTTGCCGGAGCAGGAGCAGTTGAAGGCGCTTCGACTTTTCCGGGTCGCGCCTGGGCGACAGGAGCGATTGGATGCGCTTCCGTTTTTGCCGGCGGTTTATCGATCTTGCCGCCAAGTGCCCCAATGGCACCTTCCGTTATGCGCACTCGCGCTTCCAGCTCGTCGAGCCGGTCATCGTGAGCAAGCGGTTTGCTCTCTATGGCGTCCTGGCGCTTCTTGAGATCGGTCCGATCGCGCTCCAGTGCTGCGATAACGGCGCCGTTGTCAACGAGCTTCGTTTCATGCGCCGCCACCTGGACTCCGCTCTTGATGTGCGCCAGCTCGAGGTTTTCCAGTCGCTGTCGCACATCGCGCATGGCGTCCACGAACACGTCGAAGTGACGGTTCATCTCGACGGAGCTTGGGCTTTTCTCCAAATTGTCTACGAAATCCTCTAAGGTGGAAGGCATGCGCTTGTTCTCCTGTTTGCTAGCCAGCGAGTTGTAAACGAGTTTTGGGTAGCGTAAAAGAGGCTTCCATGAAAAAAATCCTTGCGATTCTAGCCGCTCTCCTCGCCTCTCTCCCCGCGAGCGCGCAGCAAGTTCGGCAGAGTGGCAACGTCACGCCGGGTCACGTCACCAAGTGGATCACAACGGGTGTCATCGGTGACGGCGGGCCCGATCCCGCGGGCGCCAATCCAACGAGCCTCAACGCGACCGCGAGCGGTTTCGGCATATGCCAGTTCAGCGGGTTCTTTTCGGGTCCCTACAACCGCCTCTGTTTCAACGTCACCGGAACCGGCGGCGGTTTCGCGCTTGATAATTTCGGCGGCGCGACTGGCGGTTTCACCTGGACTCTCAATGGTGTGACGCAGGGATTGCCTATCACTACCGGCCTCCCTGTCACCATCAACGACTTCGCGTGCTTCTCAGACACTACCGGGGACCTCAAGGATTGTGGCAACACCAATGGCGTTAACAGCGGTACGATTAACCAGCTTGCATGGTACGCCGCGAGCGGCGCAGTGGTGTCGGGACTCGCGACTGCCAACAATGGCGCGCTCGTTACGTCGGCCGGAGGCGTGCCGTCGATCTCGTCCACGCTCCCCGCGGCGGTGCAGGGAAACATCACGACCGTTGGGACGATCGGGACCGGCGTATGGCAAGGAACCGCCATTGCTGTTGGTTTCGGCGGTACAGGACTCACGGGTGGCACCAGCGGGGGCGTTCCCTATTTCAACTCCGCTAACACGCTAGCATCGTCGGGCGCGCTTATCGCAAACGCAGTCATGTTGGGCGGAGGCGCTGGTGGCGCCCCAACCGTGAGCGGTTGCACGATCGACGCGAACAACACGGTCTCGTGCGCCTCAAGCGTGACTGCCACTCCAGCGCACGTCAACCAGAATACGACTTCCGATGCGTCAGCTGCTTCCTACAATCTCCAAAAGAACAGAAGCGGCGGCGCGGTTCTCAACAGCGATGTGCTCGGCATCGTCAATTTCAGCGGCTTCTCGAACGCCGCTCAGCGCAATGCGGCACAGATACAGGCGAGCGTCTCCGCGGCGCCGAGCGGGAGCAACGTCCCGACCAAAGTGCAAATTAGCACAAGCAACGCTGCCGGTCTTAACAACCAATCGCTCACGTTTGACAATAATGGACATCTCTCTAGCGTCTCCACAAGCGTGCCCGTCGTAAACACCTGCGCGGGATTCGCGCTTGGAACAGGAGCGACTGATTTTGCTGGACGCGCGACATTTACCAGCAATGCTAGCACTTGCTCGTTCAATTTTGGCACCGCGTTTGCAAACATACCGTTTTGCACTGTTGCTGCTCCCGTAACGACCAACATGACTGTAACTGCGACTACCTTGACTATAGGGTTCGTGAGCGCGGCAGCGACGACAGCGTCCTGGATTTGCATAGGAGCATAAAAAGGAATGAGCGACCGGACCCGCACAGCGATCGTTTCATTCCTCGTTATCTTTGGCTATTTGGTTTTCGGCTACCTGCTGCTCACTGGCTGGATCAAGCCTGACGTTTCCGGCGACGTAGCCCTGACGCTGACCGGGGGCGTGTTCGGCGTTCTGACGGCCGGGTTCTGCTGGGCGCTGGGCTATGAGCTTGGATCGAGCGCAGGGAGTCGTGCAAAGGACGCACTGATCGCCGGACAGCTCCCGCAAGTTCCTGTCGTGCCTGCGCCGAGTCCGCCGGTGAGCGTTCCGCAGCCGTTCCCAACACCGAAACCTATCCCTGAACCAGCCACGACGCGCCAGACCGGCATCACGGCCACGGAATTCGGTGGCGCCTCCGACCCCAATACCAGCGCCTACGACAACCACATCATCAACGACACCGAGATGGGTGTCGCCCTGCCCTATCGTTTCCCAGGCACGCGGCCCCGGGTGCATGTCTGGGGACCGAAGGGCGATACCGTCTGCGATATTGTGGATGTCGGCCCTTGGAACACGCACGATCCCTATTGGCAGACCGGCGGACGGCCCCAAGCCGAGACCGGCACCGACATGGGTGGTCGTCACACCAACCTGGCCGGCATCGACCTGACACCCGCAGCCGCGCGCGCCGTAGGCATCGACGGCAAGGGAAGTGTCGATTGGGCATTCGAGGGCTTGAGCGCACCCGCTGCGACGGTCCCTGCCGGCGTGGCAGGCGAACCTTCATGGCTCACCCTCGCGCGCGCAGAGATCGGCTTTCACGAGCTGCCTGACAACCACGGCATTCAGAAATACGTGGACCTCGCCGGCTACGGCGCCGATGGCGAGCCGTGGTGCGCGATCTTTGCCGGAGCGATGTTGCGCAAGGCCGGCATCACGCTCACAGGCATTAACGCAATGGCGCGCAGCTTTATGACCTCTCCAGCCTTTACCAAGATCGACACGCCGCGGCTGGGCTGTCTCGCCGTGTTTTGGCGCGGGTCTCCGTCCGGTACTGAAGGCCACGTCGGTTTCTATGTCGGCGATGCTGCGACTGGGCGCATCAATGTCCTGGGGGGCAATGAAAATGATCAAGTGATGATCGAATCCATCCCGATATCCGGCTCCACCATGGGACTGCTCGGCTACTGGTGGCCAGCTTCCACTGAGCCCAAGGTGATCTAGCTTTAATCAGGAGGACAAAAATGAGCTGTGAAATCCTACGCGACATAGAGGCTTGCAAGGCTTTCGAGAAGTCGATCAGGGAAATGGCCGAACAAACAATTGCGCAATTTGGGTCTGGCGAGGTCACTGTGATCAAGCGTTGTCCAAGCAGTGATCGACGTACAGACTACGGCACCGCTGGAAGATAGGGACGACTACAAATAGATAAACCGCGCGCGGCGGGACCGCGCATGAAAGGACCTAAAAATGAACCCGTTTACGATGTTCCAGATCATCATGCAGGCTTCGGCGTCGATCCCGAAGGTTGTCGAAGCCATCCAGCAAATCATGGCATCCGATGCCGCGCATACGGTCGAAAGCGCCTTTCAAGCTTGGTTTGATCACAACACTGCCGGAGGTACGGCCGCTCCAGCATTGTCAGAAACCGCTAAGCCATTGTCGATCCCGGTGCCGATGCCAGTACAACCCTCTTAAAAAATGGCCAGCGTTGGCGCTTTCTTCGATGTCCTGTTCTCGAACCGCGGCGAGATCGAGGACATCGTCGAGCGGCTTGGCGGTCTCGACGCCGCCATGAGCTTCGCAGCCGGCGCCGGGCCTGACCTCATGGCCATCATGGCGACGATCGCGGCGCACCAGGACCCCGTCGCCGCGGTCGCCCAGGTGCAGACGATGCTGGCCTACTCGCAGGCGACAGAGGACCGCGTGCGGGCGTTCCAAACGGCGCACGGGCTAGAGGTTGATGGCATCGTGGGCGACGAGACTTGGACCAAGGTCGAGGCACTGATCAAATCGCTTGGCTAGGACCTATTTCCTGTGGCATGGCTGTGGATCGTTTGGTTGGCAGTCGCGGTCGGCTTGTTTGCCGTTTTCGAACGGTACGCAATTAATCATCAGGATCGCCAGTGGACGCTATCCGAGACGATGGCCCACGTCGGGAGCAAGTGGCCACTAAGTATTGGATTGTTTGGCCTGTTCCTCGGCATCTTGCTGGGTCATTTCTACTGGCCCGTTACCGTTGTACATTGAGTTAGACTATGCCGCGGCGGACGTTCGAGGATTTGCTTCGGGCTCTGGATGAGATCAGGCCGGATAATGTGTCTGAGCACTGGCCGCTGATTCGCGACGGCATCCGAGACTTGGGACGACGGTTCATCCTGTTGGAAGCGATAGCCGGCGGCAACCACCGTCCGCCGAGACGGAACGCAACCAAGGACCAAAGATTATGAGAGGCGAGTGGGTGACCCTCACAATAATCGCCCTAGTGGTAATCCTGGGCGCTTTCGTGCTAGCGTTCGCGATCTGGGCTCTCTCATGAAAGGGAAAACGTCATGCCCATCGGTCTATTATTCTGGATTTTGATGATTCTGTGGATTTGCTCGTGGGTAGCAACTCGGTGGGGACCCTATACCACCTATGTGTACGCCAGCGAGTTTTTGTTCTTCGTGCTGCTGTTTCTTTTAGGGTGGCACGACTTCGGCTTCATCTTGCAAGGCGGCGGAGTCGGAGGTCGATAAAATGGGCCTCGTTCTCCTAGTCATCCTCCTCGTCCTGATCTTTGGCGGAGGTTCCCTCTACACAGGGGGCTTCGGCTACGGGACCGTAGGGCACGGTGGCATGCTCGGGCTCGTGCTTATAATCGTCCTGGTGCTGGTGTTGCTCGGTAGGTTCTGATCCTTAAGGCTTGATCCAAAAGTATCTTTGCTAGATGGTAGCTAAATGGTACCGTCAAAGAGCAAGGACGTGCGACTTGCGTAGATCAAGCGCAAGGATCTTACATTATGGCCAAGACAGCTAGAATAAGTAGCCGACGCGTCCACAACAGTGAAAACAATACTGAGCTTGAGGAGAGGGTCGGTCACGGCATTGACCTTCGCGGCGGCAAGGTCATTGATCCGACTAAAAATGTCCTCGATCTCGTTAGGGCTGAGAGCAAGTATCAAGATGCTATGCGGGATGCCTTAGAGAAGCTCCTCGATGTGAAGGTAACCGGCGTCAGCGACAGGCTCGAAATTACCGCCAGCGCGATGGTTTCCTATCAGAACGCCCAGCGCGACGCTGAGACCAAGCGCATCGACCAGCTCGCCCAGACCCGTCAGGAGTTCCAGAACACCATCCGCGACATGCTGGCGGAGTCGGTGCGCACAACATCGAACTTGGTCAGCACGCAGCTCGTTCAGATTCAGGCGACCTTCGACACGCGTGTCACTAAGTTGGAGGCCGGAGCGTTCACCCAGGCTGGCAAGAGTTCCGTTCAAGATCCCCAGACGGCCGACGCGCTGTCTCGGATGGCCGCGGGAATAGCTTCGCTTTCAACCACGACTACCGATGCCATGAACAAGACATCTGCTATGACTGCCGAAGCCATCGCAAAGTTAACCGTTACCTTGGCAAACATGCGAGAGTCAGACAGCAGCATATCTGGACGACATATCGGTCAAGGCCAAGTCTTTGCCTGGATTGCTACGGCAATTGCCATGGCCGCTGGCGTCGGCACCATCATTGCAGTGTTGTTGATGAAGGCGGGATAGAGCGGCCAGCCCCCGGCCAAGATCAACCGAGGGCTCTCCGATCGATGATCAGCTATTTCGCTTGCAGAAAAGATCGCCGATCAGAAGATGCCAGCAAGTGTCTGGAGTTGTCTTGTCGGTCGCGACTATCGGATTTCTCGTCTTTTGTACCGGCTTGTGAACTTGAGCGATCAGCACTGGATGAGGTCGAACGATTGCCGCTTCTCTGATCGTAGGACGAGAGAGCGCGACGGCAACAGGACGAGATGGCGCAGTAACAACTCTGTGGACTCTTGAGCTAGGATCGGGCGCAAAATAGTACGGCCACCCTCGATAGTTCATTGGGCCGTTCATGTGGTAGAGGTCCAATATCCTGGTGGAACCGGTCGGTGGTATGTCCCAAGCCGCGAGCTCACCAGGCGCCTCCGCAAAACCTGGTAAATTCCTGAATCCAACCACACCGGCCACAGTGGCAGCCAATGCCATATAAACGAAAAAGACTGGTCTCATTTTTTCACCTCTTGTTGGATATTAACGCACCACTTCCACAAAAAAGAAGCTAATAGGGACGGATCGTCAGTCGCCTTGTAGTCCTGGACCTTGACGAGTCCCTCGGCGAACTCGACCAGTTCGCCGTATGTCAGCCGTGACATTCGTTCGGCGATGTCGTCGAGGGGCACCTTGTCCTCCCAGGTCTTTGCCGCCCTGACGTTGCTGGCCGCCACGTTGCCGATTGCTTCTTGCAAACTGCACAAATTGACCGCGTCAGCGCTGCGCTGTCTAGCGTTTCGGCGTCCGCCAAAGTCATCTGGCCCGAGCTGCGGCTCGATCCTTGGCTCGTCGAGGTCCACGGCGTAATCCGGTTTGCCGAGGTCGGTCGCGGCGTTACGGCGCAGGAACTCGGGCGCTCCATTTGCTCTGGTCATTTATCTTCCTCCAATGACGGATGTGACACGGTCGTACCAAATCAGATCGAAAGGTCGTGGGCGAGGAATCGGGATAGCGAGCACGGGCGGATTCGAACCGCCAACCTCTGCCGATTGAGCTACGTGCTCAGCTTGCGCGAATGCGTCGGCGGGAATCGCGCGATGATGCGAAATCGTGTGGTGAACGTGGTGCCGGTGCTGCGCCGCCGCCGCCGCCGCCGCCGCCGCGCACGTCGAAAGCGCGAGGACTATGAGAGCCGACAGCGTTCGCGCAATCATAAAAGCATCTTCCGGCGATATCCCCAGCGACTGCCCCATGTCTTCCAGCGAATCATACCTCCGATCCAAAGGACACAACCAGCTTCTGGCCACCACCAGTCTAAAGCAATGACGCCCAAGCGCTTGGTCCGAATTCGAACGAGCCTCATGTTACCTTTGCTCCTCCTAGCGGCCGAAGATGGACTCGATGTTTGCTTGCAGCTCGGCGTTCGGGGGTGGCGCCTCCTGCATGCCGAACGCCGGACCGGAGTTGGCAGCTGGGCGGAACGGCGCCAGCACCGGACCGGGGCCCGGCGCGGGAGGCGCCGCTGCCGGGGTCGCGGCGGGTTGCTGTTGCGCATTGGCTTCTTGCATCTCCTGCTTCGTTCGGCGCCGGCGGCGCGCGGGCGGGTCAGAGGGGGATGCAATAGGCGCAACAGCCGGTCCGGGCATTGTAGGGGTGGCCTGCGGGGTAGGGGCGCCCCAATGCTGCGCGGGGGGCGCGGCGGAGGGGATCGCCGCCGGCGGCGCCGCAGTGGCCGCAGGGAAAGGATGCACAGGAAGCGGCGCGTATTGATCCCCCATTTGAATGCCAACAGGAGGCGCAATCGCAGCCTGCCGCGGCCGGTCGAGGCGGCCCACGATGATGTCGGATGCCTTGGTCTTGATGGCCTGGTCGCGTACCGCGAGGGTCGCGGCATCGAGCCATGCCTGCGGCGACGGGGCAAATGCGAGGGTGCCACGCTCGCCGCCGCCCTCGAACGACAACCTGGTCACGACGTCGCTCATGTCGAAACCGGCGTTGAGGAACTTGGCGACATAGGCCCGCCAGTTTTTCAGAGAGTTGGGCGGGATGGTCAGCCGGAACATGCTGTTGGGCATGCCGGGAATGACGATCGCGGTCTTTTGTTCGTCGCGGCACGCCTTCACCTTCGATCCCATCTCGCTGATCTTGCTGCCCCACACATTTTGAGGACACGACGCGCAAGTTGGCGACTGCGGCGAGCCTGCCGCGATCGAGGGCGCAATCCCATTGTCCGAGAAGCAAGCCGGCGGCGTCGGATTTTTTGGGTCGTACTTGGTCTCGTAGTACATCTTTGACATGTGGTCGTTCACGTCTACGATCACGACATCGATGTAAAGCGTCTGAATGGGCTGCTCGTTGCCCGCAATGTCCACGAGGGTGAACCGGTCGCCCAAGATAGACAGGTAGGGCCCGGCGCCTGCGCCGACGTTCCCGATTGCTTTGTAAGCGAGCGAGGGGGCACTGCCCTGCTTGTTGCGGATGTAGTCCGGCAGTTGATTGTGATCGACCATGTTGCTTATTTCTCCTGTTTAAACTCCGGTTAGTGACAGTTCGGACACTCGTGCATCCACACCGTTCCAATTTTCTTAGCGCGCCAGCCATCGCGCTTGGCCATGTTCCAAGCCGAGTTGAAATCCGCTTGCTTGGTTTCCAGCGTAGCGGCGCACTTATCGCACTCAAAGGTGATGTCGCCGTGGGAACGGTCTATCATTGGCTATTACGAATCTCGCTGCGCGCGTCTGCGAGCACCTCCAGTGCGTCGGCGCAGCGGTTCACGTCAAAAAGGAACTGGCGCAGCAGCTCCAACCCGACAACTGCCAGTGATTGCGCGTTCAGGCGTTCACTAGCAGGCAAGTCGGCGCCAACAAGGTTGACATTATTTTTGAGCGAATCCACCAGTGCATTTATGTTCATAGCGCTCATCACGATTTCCTTATGTTGACCTTCTCGAAGAATGACACCGACGTGCCGGGAGGCGTGACACTCAAGTCGTTGGGTAACGCTCCCCTTTGTTTCATTTCCTCAAGCTGTTTTTCGCGCATCTCCATGTACTTTTTGAATGCGTCGATCTGCGGGGTACCTAGTTGCAACATCTCGTTGCCGCCCTCGTCCCACGAGTCAAGGCAAAAGTCGAGGTAGGCGTTGCGGTCCTCGATTTTGGGCATCGTGCTGACCGACTTGTAGGCCGTCCCGTGCTCGGTGCGCGCGCTTTGCTGGTTGGTTTCATTGAGAAACTTGTGAATTGCATTCTCGATCGCGTCTTGGCGCTCACGATAGGGCTTGCAGAACTCGGCAAACGCTTTGGACTGCTCGGCGAGATGCTGTTTCAGCTGATTCCACTCTTGGACAAGAGCGGAAACGTCGAGAAGGGACTGGGTGCTCATTAAATTACCTCCAATGCGGCTAATATTCCCGCGACTATCGCGGCTAGTAATGCCCATGGAAAAATAGGGCCATTTTTGCTGCCGGCAATAATGCCAAAAAATAGACTGATCGCAAAAATTGCCAGCCAGTTCATATCTCTCCCCTCCTGATCCAGCTTAACAGCGCGAAAACATCGATTGGGGGAGAGGTTGAGCGCTCACAGAACATTCTCCAGCAATTGAGCGACAAAAACTAAGACACAGAACTGCAAAAAGCGCCCCCCATTGTCCAGTAGCTCGACTCGAAATTCGTCGATGACTATGTATTCTCTCAAAAAGAATAGCAGCAATCTTCCGTGAGATTTTGGAGACAACGCCACGACTGCTGCTCCAATAAGTATAAACTCCGATGGATATTTCATATCTCTCCCCTCCTAATCCAGCTTAATAGCGCGCCCTGCATGCTCGTGTTGGTGTCCAATCGCCGGTACATCTCCTTCTCCAGCGGCGTCGCCGTAATTCGATGCACCGTCACGTCGTTCTTCTGTCCCGGCCGGTAAACCCTTCTATTGCCCTGGATATAGAGCCGCGTTTTGTCGATCGGGACCATCCATACCACCGTGTCCGCGACCGTGAACTGATTAATGCCGTGGCTGACGCTCTGCGCATCCACCACCATGACTTTGAAGTCCGCCTCGTCGCGGTAAGCTCTGATTACCGCCATTCTCTCGCTTGGCGCCACATGGCCATTGATAATCCCGCACCGCCACCGCTTCTGTAGTCTATAATGCAGCAGGTTGACTACGCTTGTCAAGGGACAAAAGATGAGAACTTTGTGTTTTGCGTTCGCAACTATCTCCTCAATCATCTGGTAACGCGGCTCGGCGTCGATTTTATGTACTTTGTGCAGGTCATCGTATACGGCGCCGAGCACAATCTGCAAGAGCTTCGCTCTCGCGACAGCTTCGTTAGCGACCGTCAGTTTCTTGCCGCCTTGCAGTTGGATTAAAAGCGTGCGTTTGAGGTCGCTCGCCGCTTTTTTCTGCTCCTCGGTTAGCGCCACCTCATGCAAAACTGTACTTAGTGCAGGCCGGTCCTGCCATATCTCCTCGAGCGTGAAGCGCATGGCGGGGGTTAAAATCTGAAATGCCTTTTCGTAACCGTCCTTCCTCGGGACCCACTTGAACTGATCGATCTTGGTCATGGTCTCGTCACGAAAACCGGTGTACGACTTGCCAAAGGCGTTGTTAACCAGCTTCGCTATTCCGTACGCCTCGTCGGGGCGCTGCGACGTGGGCGTACCCGTCATCATCCATAGATAGGGACGCGAGCCGAAGATTTCGCGCGCGATGTGATGACGCTTGGTGCGCGAATCGACGTAGCCGTCGGCCTCGTCCACAATTATTATTTTTATGCTCTTGTCCTCGGCTAGTGCCTTCGAAAAGCCGTCGAGCCGCACCGAGGTGCGCATTTTGCGGTCGCTGCGGTAGGTGTGCGCCCCCACCCCCACGCCGTCGATGTTCACGATCGCGAAGTCTGGTTTCTTCGCCAAGAGGCGCAAGCGCTTCTGCTCGTCGCCGTAGAGCACTTCGAACGTGCGCCGTCCGAGCAGGTTTGACCATATCTCGTCTACCCACACTGTTTCGATCACATTGAGCGGGCCCACGATGAGGCAGCGGCACTCGCCTGGCGGGAACTGGTTCATAAGCCAGTCGGCGGCCCACAGGGCGGGAAGCGTCTTCTGCGTACCGGGATCCGAGAGATTGAAGCACTTGGGATGAATGAGCTGGAAATTGGCCATGAGCTTCTGATGCGCTCCCGGCACCTTGCCGGGTCCGATCGGCCAATCGTAATTGGTCATAATCGGTGCCACAGGATAATTAAGCCAACGCAATACCTGGCTGTTGCGCAGCGTCTGTGGCACCGCGACGTACTGACCGTTGACCTGCACGGCTTCAGGCACATGCTGGCGCACGAGCGGGGAAGGGCGCTCGTAGATCAGAAGCTTGCGCGCGGGATCGTGAAAAAAATTCATCGCGGTTCCAGAATAAAAGCGGCAATATGCCGTCCAGTACCCTTTCCAGATGTTCCGTCTTCAGTCGAAAGCCAGCGCACGTCGCCAAGATTGCGAACCTGTGAACCAGTTACTGCGAGCAACATTAAAACCCACTTGTCGATCGGGTAGACAAGTACGACGCGCTTGCCTTTGGCGCACTCCATAACGGCTTTGCGCGCCCACGCCGTGGGACCCTTTTTCTTGCCTTGGTGCATGATTGATCCGAATGGAGGATTGACATAGTTTGATTTACCCCATTCACAAGTCAAGCCATCAAAGCCTTGCGGCAAAGGGTGTGGGCACGGATCAAAGTCGAATTGAAATTCGGCATCGAGCGCTGCGTAAAGGGCTGGCGGCGTTATCCAATAGTGCTTGCCATCGTTACCGTTGCCAAGATGGAATTTGTTGGCGCGAGGCGGCAGTTGGCTTTGATGATTCAGAGTTTTCTCCACGCCTCAATCTCCCCTATCACTTTCTTGGCCGTTCCCCACGCCGTCATGCCGCCGGCCTCCTTCACCTCGTCCATGCGCGCCTCTTGAATCTTGGTTGGCCCAAAGCCCTCACGCTTGACCTCGATCCCCCAGAACGCGCCGACGCTGCGCTGACCCGCGGCGTAACCGCAGTTGAAAGCGCTGTTTAACGCGTCGATGCCCATAAGGTTATTTCTATCTAGCCACGCTATGAAGGCGCTACTCGGCCTCTCACTGCTTCTCGCAATGCACGCCACGATGTCGGGCAGGCCCGACTTGCCGAAGCCGGGAGCGAAGGTGAGGAAGTAGAACGCGCCGATCCCGGCGAGATAATTCTTCAGCTCGTCCTTCTCCACTGCTTCCGGCGTCTTCATCCTCGGTCCTCGCGGGTAGCGGTTGCGCTTATAGGGCGGTATTTTCTTTATGGTCCACTCAGGCACAATAAGTTCACTTTCGTTCTCTCCAATGTTCGCAATCGGAAACGCTACACCATGAACATAAGCCACTCTTAGTCTTATCCCACACCCCACTTTTTTTCTTCTCCTCGATCTCGCCCATCAGCCGCTTCATCTCAGCCCACGTCTTGGTTACGTCGGACAGGTCGTGTAGCTCGCCGACGCGATTCTCCTTGAGCCAAATATAGCTCCCGCAGATGCGCGTCAATCCAGGATGCTTCGCCTTGAGCAACACGGCGTTGGTTGCTAGCTCGAACGGATCTTCGTACTTGGAGCCGCCAGTTTTCCAGTCCGCGATGTAAGCGGACATCTCGCCTGTTCTGTGGTTCACGAGCGTCACGTCAATCTTGCCGCGGAACCAAACTTCCTTGTCCCAGAAATCGCAGGGGCGCATGTTCCATGTGACGCCCAGCTTCTGCTCGACTTGCGCCTCGTGATTGTCGAACGGCGTGCAAAACTGCTCCCACTGCTGCATGTCAACGGGCAGCGGCTTCTTCGCGCCCACCCGCAGCTCCATCGCGGAATGCACTTTGTCACCCCACGCCATCTCAGGCGTCTCAACGAACGGCTGATCCTTGATGACATAGCGTCGCGCCATTTGGTGGGCGCAATTCTTGTACGTGTTGATAATCGAGTACGTGCCAACGAGGCGCGTGCGATCGAGGAAGGGGGGAACGCCGTCTAGCGTGTTCATGTTGGATTTTCCTGGCCTTCACGAGCGCCTCCGGGTGGTCGAAGGGAAGGTTGCGGGTAAGTCTTGACGGCCTTTGAAACAAAAGCTTGATAACTGGCTGCCTTACACATGGCCGTCCAAACCGCCCGAACTATCTCCGGGTGATCAGAATCAAAAATATGATAATACTCAAAAAGAAAAGGCTTGAAAGCTTCGACGCCCGCGCGGATCATCGCGGGCGTGATCTCAATTTCGTCGTTGCACAGCGATCGCACGCTTTCTATAAGCGCGTTGTATTCTTGCGTTGTCTCCCTCACGCGGGCTTCGGCGGCCTCCCACTGACGCTGTGACACTTCCCATCTCGCCCATGCCTGCAACCGATTGAGTTCCTTCCGCTCGATCTCCTGCGCCTGCGCGGCAACCGTGTTGGTAAGGCGCTCAACGCGATCTATCTGGTAGCCGCACGTCGGGCACGGCCGCGCGATCAGCTCTGCGGTGTCAGTCATTTTGTCCTCTACTTAGAATACCTTTCTCCCAGCGTACCCACGAGGGGGCGTCAGTAGCCTTTTCCGTAGTCATATATGCTCAGCAGTTCATCGTTAGAGAGCGGCGGATCAAAAGCATGATCAGTGTCTACCACTTCGTGCTTGCGCGGATCAATGAGACACTGATTGCTCGGATGCATAGAGTCTGACCAGATTTCATAGTTCTGACCACGCAACTCGAAATCGGAACAAAGACACCGATCACTCATTTCGAATACTTTTCTCCCAGCGTCACCTCCGCATCGAGCGGCAATCCCGGCAGCCACGGCACGTCGCGGCACAACTCCAGCCGGCAGCGTTCGGCGTGCTCCTCGGCGTTTTCCTTCGGCACCAGGCACAGCAGCTCGTCGTAGGGATGGTTAAGCACACGGTAACCCATCCCCGTGATCCGGTTCATCGCTTGCGTGACGATGACGCGTGAGACGGCCTCGCAGATATGCTGGACCAATTTCGAATTCCACATTTTTTTCCAGCCGCGCTTCGTGCGCACGCGCCACCAGCCGTCGCGTTCGAAGTCGCGGCACGGCTCCACGCCGTCCCACTTGTGCCATTCCAAGGTGTCGTACACAAGCGGACAGCCGTTGGGCAGATAGATTCGCTTGTCACGTATCTCAAGCGGTCCCCACTGCATGGGAGAGCCGCCGGCAAGACGCGCGATGACGCGCGACGCCTGAGCCCAATAGCCGGTATTCTTAGCGCAGATCGCGGAGTAGGTTTCGCGGTAAAGCGCAACGTGGCGCTCGGCCTCTTCCAGTGACATGTCGATCGGCGGTCCATAGAGCCCGATTTGCGCCGTCCTTTGGTACTTGGGCGCGGCAGCTCCGTACTGGCACATAAGAATCGCCTGTTTTCCAGCTCCTCTGCGCATCTCCAATTCCCGCGCACGCGGATCGTCCTTCTTCGGCTTGTAAATTTTCTCGCCGTAGAAGATCGACGCAAGGTCGGCGTAGGGATCTTCTTTGTTGCGAAACTTGTCGAGCAGCTTTTCCTCTCCCGCGAGCCAGGCGCATGCGCGAACCTCGATCTGACTAGCGTCTACGGGCGCCAGCATGTATCCCTCCGGCGCCAAAATTGCGCGTCTGATATCGGAACCACGTTTGAAGTTGAGCCAGTTGGCCCCGTCCCCACCGGATGGTCGCAAAGTACCAGCTCCCGCGTAGCGCAGATAAACGCACAGAGGTCCCCGACTTGCCATCCAGCCCAGCGTCTCGGCGCGCGTTTGCATGAGAGTGGACTTTTGGCCGATGCGAGCCTCGGCGAGGGCGCGAACTCGCGGGTTCTCGTGCTCAAGCAATTCCTCCATGAAATAGTCGGTCTTGGCGAACGCGTAGATTATTCCTCGCGAGCCGTCCTTGCGTTCCGGTCCTTCTTTGGTCTCAGGTTCAATGCCCTCAGCTCGCAACAGATCAGCAAAGCGATCGCTGGACTGAAGGTCGGCAGCAGAAACATCCAACGCAAGCAGTCGAGCAGATTTCTCACGTTCCTCACGCTCCCAAATGGCAGCAAGCAGCTCGGTGTCGGCGCGCAGCACGGGCTGCGTAAACATTTTTATCGTGGTGTCCACGACAGAATATTCTTCGCTCGGAAACTGTTTCGAGAGTATCCCGAATAGCGTCCAGATCGATTCGGCCTCATCGCAAGCGCCGTCAGCGACCTGCTGCCTTATCTCATCGCTCAGCTCGCGCCAGCGCTTTCCCTTGAAAAGGTGATACGGGGTACGCTTAACGGGCAAACCGAATTGCTGCCGGACAGAATCGAGGGAGACAGAGATATGATTGCCAAGCAGGAGCCGAGCCATGGACAGCGTGCAACCGGACATTCGAGGCGCCACGGAGTAGTGGTGAGATAGTATGAGGTGGTCAAAATTCGCGTGGTGGGAAAGGAGAAACACATCCGACCAGTCCTCGCTCTTCAATACCTCCCGCAACTGCCTCTCGTCGTACCATCGTGCGGGCGTGTTCTTGGACCACTTGATGGCGGCGCCGTGGGCCTCGAACCACTCGTGACGCACGTAGCTCTCGGTCGAGTGATGCGTGAGGCTATAAGGAATGCCTCGCGCATCCTTGGCGTCGGTGAAAAAACTTTCAAAAGTCTATGACCACTATGCGCATGGTCCACCTCCTACTATCGTATTGCGGCGCTTATCTTCGCTGCAAGACTATCGGGCAGCGCATCGTGCAGCGCATCCCAATCTCTAACACTAGTAAGTGCCGCGAGTAGTACATCTCGCTGGGTCAATAGTAACGTGCATTGCGGACATGGTTCTGCGCCATCTGGCGCCATGCAGCCAGGATGATCGTTCATGCGTGCATTGCTTTCGTCTTCACTAACCTATACCCCGGCGCATGCTTCGTGCCGCCCCTGATCCTCCAGCCCGTGTCCTCGATCAGCTTGTTGATGCCCCAGACGTGCGCATGCACCGTGTAGAGCGAGCTCAGCTCGAACGAGCCCTGTATCTCTTGCTGCGTCATGCCGTGATCGCCCGTAAGCTTTATCAGATCGAAGATTGCCGCCTTGAGGGGCGGGAAGCGTACGCCCAGACGCATCTCGGGCATCGGTTGCCGGCAGAGGGGACACATGACGCGCGTGTGCCAGAACTGCCTGGTGCGGACGTAGCCGTTGGGAGAGTTTTTCATCCGAACCAATGCCAAACGAGAGCGACGAGGATGACAGCTTCCGCTTCGATGAGAAGAGCGATAACGACTCCGCGCGCGAAGTTCATTGCCTATCTCTCTCGTCTTTGAGAACGAGGTTTTTAATGCGATACCAGCGCGCCACGCACTGCCCCTTGCTATCATTGATCCAAACCTTGGTGCCGCTCGCGTCGATCACGATTTCCAGGGTGTCGCTAGGCATGTCGATGAAGCTCATGGCCTCTCCTCCGGCGCAAGTGAGACGATGACGTGGGCGAGCAGTCCCGCGGCGAGGGCGGCAAGCAAGTGAGAGAGGAGCCAATGGGTCATGGCTGCTCCTCTGCCCGCGCTAAAATATTTTGTGCTCTTTCGTATAACTCGACAGCTTGTTTTATGAGCGCCAATTCTTCGTCGGTGACCTCGATTTCCGCGCCACTAGTATCTGTATCTGACCCAATCATGTAGTCAGGATAGCGCTCATCCCAACAAACCCTTATTTTTACCATTGAAAATCCTCCCCTCTCAACCTCGCCTCCACCCCCGCGCAGCAAGTCTTATATCTGTGCCACACGTAAGGGTCGATTACCCGCTGTTTCACCTTGGCGGCCGTCCGTGACCGCCACGTTCGCGGCGGCGTGAGCCCTTTCTCGAAGTGGTGGATCGACTCGTAGGAGTAGCCGGTCAGCTCGGCGAGGCGGGCCTTGGAGAGCCCGCGGCGCTCGCGCCACTGCTTTGCCTGCTCGTGCTCGGTCATCACGCGAGACTGGTCTCGAGCGAAGCGAGCAGCGACTCAACGCGATGCGAGTAGCCGCCTTCGTTCTGCCGTTTCTGCTTATGGTGACAGGACCAGCAAAGAAGCAATTCCCTGTCCTTGCCGCCACCGCAGCACACGCAGGTGAACTGGGCGCGGACGTGTGGATACTGGTTCATGCGAACCTTCCCATCGAGTACATTTAGCTAGTACACTAACGCGCTTTAGCAAGTCAAGCCTTCGCGCGCTAAAAATGCATTAAAAAGCGCAATCGCTACCGCGTCGCTCTTAAAAAGCAATAAAATTGCGCGGCGTCGCGTGTTGACGGCATTGCGGCGAGGGTGCACCATCGGGAGTAAAGAAAAAGCCCCACCGGCGCGGCTATGCGGTGGGGCTTTTTAGGCAAGGTGGTACGTCCTGGGAGGATTGCACCGGAACCTTGCGTAGCAGAAGCCGCAAAGGCGCGCAAGGGGATGCCAGGCCAGCCACGATTTATTGAAATCGCCCTGCCATGTCTCGCTCGCGGGTGGTGGGTTTTTCCATTGCAGCCGCGCTCCAAGCTGCCGTTCAAAGGGAGCCGCGGGTTCAAGGATGCGACGCTCGACCGCGCGCAGGTGGAGGCGTGGGGGTGGAAAGCGCCCGACGCCAATGTGGGGATCGCCACCGGGCCCTCGGGCCTAGTGGTGCTCGACCTCGACGGGCCTGAGGGGCAGGCGCAGCTCAAAGCGATCGCGCGGGGCGACCTGCCGCGCACCTTGGTCGTCAAGACGGGTCGGCCGGGCGGGTTCCACCTCTACTACGCGGGCAGCAGCATACCATCAAGCCAAGTCAAGGGCGAGCACCTGGACGTTCGCGGCAGTACCGGCTACGTTCTGGCGCCGGGGTGCGTCCACGAAAACGGTACTATCTACACAATCGTAGTGAATTCGCCCGTTGCGCCGGTGCCGGCGTGGGTCGGGCCGTGGGTGCGATCGAGAGGAAATGCGGGTTCAGCCAATTGGCTGAACCTCCGAAGGGAGGTGATTCGCGATGAGCAGGACGCGACTCAAAGCGTCCTGGTACCAAGCACGCAGACCGTCAGGCCCCTCCCCAGCATCCCCGCGGGAGGGGCCGCCACGACCGCCCAGCGGGCAATGAGAGCGCTTCAGGAGGCGGAGGCGCAATCGTGGTCACCCGAGGCGGAGACGCGCCTGCGCCTCGCTCTGAGCGCCATACCGGCCGACATCGACGGGCAGACCTGGGCGTCCTTCGGCATGGCGCTATGCGATCTCCGTTGGGACCAGAACGGGCAAGATGTCGGTTTCGAGCTTTGGGATGCTTGGTCCAAGACCAGTCAAGGAAGGGGCGCCGGCAACGGGGAGTACCGGGGGCGAGCGGATCTGGCGAAGCGGTGGCGAGGGTTCCAAGAGAAGAACTATCAAGGGGTTAGGGCGACCATCGCGAGTATTTTTGCAAAAGCCAGGGAGTTCACCTCGCACGCACCAATTGGTCCTTCGACAAGGGCTCAGGATAATACGGGACCGTATGTTAGCGATGTAAAATCTCATCAAATAAATGGTGTGGCAACCTTACCCGCACCCATTTTCTCAAGCACACCAAGCATCGTGTTTCCCGACGTGACTAAGCAGGGGAGGCCGCTCGCCACGTGTCGCAACGCGCGCCTCGCGATTCGGGGGCTCGGGATCGAGTGCCGCCACGACGCGTTCCGGGATCGCTGCACCATCGGGGGGCACCCGCTTGAGGATTGGGCCGGCGAGCTGACGGATAACACGGTGCATATCCTGCGCGTTGCGATTGAACAGACGTACCGTTTCGACCCTGGCACGATTTCTACGCATGACGCGGCCGTACAGGAGTGCTTGGCCGCGAGCCGTGACCCAGTGCTCGACTATCTCGATTCGCTCGCCTGGGACCGCCGGGCGAGGCTGGCGGGGTGGTTGAGCGTCTACTTGGGGGCGGCTGGCACGGCGTTCAACCAGGTGGTCGGGACGCTTGTGCTGGTTGCCGCGGTCCGGCGGGCCCGCGAGCCCGGCTGCAAGTTCGACCAGATTATGGTTCTGGAGGGACCGGAGGGCACACTCAAAAGCTCGGCGGTGCGCCTACTCGCCGGCGAGTGGTTTTCGGACCAGACGCTGCTCGGGCTTGGCGACCAGCGGGAACAGGAGGCGGTAAGCGGGGTGTGGCTCTACGAAATCGCGGACCTGGCGGGCCATAAGCGGTGGGAAGTCGAGCGCATGAAAGCGTTCGCCAGCCGCACGCATGACAGGGCGCGGCCGGCCTACGGGCGGCGCCGCGTTGACCAGCCAAGGCGCTGCATATTTTTCGGGACCACGAACAACGAAACTTATTTGCAGTCGCAAACGGGCAACAGGCGATTCTGGCCGATACGATGCGGGCGAATCGATTTGGAGGCGCTACGGCGCGATCGCGACCAGCTGTGGGCCGAGGCGAGCGCTATCGAGGAGCAAGGGATAGCGTTGGAATTGCCACGGGCATTGTGGGCGGAAGCAAAAGCGCTCCAAGGGGAACGCCTTGACCGCGACCCATGGGACGATGCGCTAGCGGAACTTGAAAAACACTACTCAGTAAAACTTGAACAAGCGGGCGATGGAGGGGGCGAGTGGAGAGTGCCAACCAAGGATATCTTAAGCGAGTATTTGAAACTAGGCGCACGAGAGCAGACAGACACGATAGCAAAGCGTTTGGCGTACAGTCTACGGCGTTTAGGGTGGGATGGACCAAAACTTATCAGATTTGCCGGCGGAACGTCTAGGGGGTACACTAAAAAGGCGTAAGTGTAACAGGTGTTACGGGTACCACGGGGGAGGTGTAACAGAAATTCGGTAATGATTTCAACGCTGTAACACCTGTAACACCTGTTACTCCTTTTCTATGGTAGTGTAATGGAATATAGAGATGTATATTTATATAGTACATAATTATATACTACATATTATATAAGATTCTATAACGCCTCTATAGGAGAACGTGTTACAGGTGTTACAGCGTTGAAATCGTTAAAGAACAGGTGTTACATGGGGGCGAAACAAACCCGTAACAGGTGTTACAAAAAGTGGAGAGAGTAAATGCGCTACGTAGTCGTGATTAGAATCTGGAGTGGAAGAACGCGTTATCATCTAAAGACGGTCCGGATTAATACGCGTCAAGCGGCGGATAAAATCGTTAATTGGATCAAGACGTTAGATGAAAGAGACTCAATACGGGCTGAAATTTTTGAGGACGGAGTTGACGCCCAATAATTTAGGGAGTACATAAACAGTCGCGGCGGATAGCGTCGCGAGCAAGAGCGCACTGCGAGTGCGGCATAGGAGGGTGGCATGGTCCGCATATGCGATTTTCATGGCAAAACGGTCGCCACGTCGCAAAATCTGCGAGGTGTGTTGACGTTCGCTCGCAAGCACCCGGTTGACGTGGTGAAAATCACCGCATTGCGCGGGCACTCATTCCGTGTTGTGTTCTATTTCAGCAAAAATTCGGCGGGAGGGCATTACAGCGCCGAAACTACATGGGCTGACTGGCGTGTTGTGTGCGACTGGCTTGCGTCGCGCAAGTCGTGGTCGGTCGAGCGTATCAACATCGATCCGCGGCTATTTGCTGACATGCATCCGCGACTGCGACGTATCCCAAGCCTGAAAGGCACAGTGTTAGAGTGCAACGAAAAGGGCCACGCTGTCGCTTGACAGCGTAATATTTAGGGAGTACATAACAAGCCGGTCGCGACGTGCGGCCGGCTTTTTTGGGAGGGTTACATGCGAGGCGAGCAAGTTTGGAAGTTTGAGACGGCGCGGTTCACGGTGGCGCTGGAGATAGAGCCGGAAGATATGGACCCGGCCGATTGCTTCCAGTTTCAGGAAGATATCGACGCGGTGCGTAATGGCGAGGTGGAATGGTTTCAGGCCCGCGTCGCAGTTTATCTTGACGGCGTGCTTGTCGGATGGGACTCGCTGGGCGGGTGCGCTTATAGGTCAGTGGCAGAATTTTACGATGGGCATATTGGCCAGAAAGGCAGCTATTTTACTGACATGGTGCGCCAAGCGATAGCTGACGCACGCAAGATGTTGTGCGACCGGCCGCAGCTGCGGCGTGTTTAGGAGGATTGAACATGCACAAGCTTCGAATCATGCGTGACGGCTTTGAAATTGCGCGCTTGCCTTGTTCGCGAGACGTTTGCATCTGGAACTTGGCGGTGACGCTAGAGAAGGTGGGAAGGATGCTGGCGAGCTTCGGACGCGTCGCCATCTGGATCGAGAACGGGAACGTCTCGCATTTTATTGGCGTGTGGGAGGGCTAGCGTAGCAGCCTCGTCTAGCGACTTTTTAAGCCGGCCCCTTATCGGGGCCGGCTTTTTAGTACGTATGACTACTTATAAGTAGCATTACGTACATGACAAGCGTCTATTTAGTGAGTACATAAAAGATAGCGGCGTGGTGCCGCTCTTTGGGAGGTTAAGGACATGGCGAAATATTTTACGCTCATGCACGGTTTGCGAGGGTGCTACATGCCCGACAGCGATCCGCGAGTCGTTATGGTCAAGACGCGACGCGAGTTGAAAGAATTGATCGCCGGCGAGGCCGACATGCTGGCGACCGAGGCGACGCTAGGACTAAGCAAGCGCGCGATCGCGTCGTTTGCCGCGACGTGCTGGCACGAGGCGCAGAAAGCAAAGCCGGCTTATTTGCCCTATTGTTTGCCTTGCAAGGAGCGCGGGCAATCAAGCTACAGCTACGGGATATTCTGCAGCGTCGCGAGTCGTAGCGAGTACCTGGAAGCGAATCGGGAGGATTGAACATGAAAAAGTACAAAGTGACGTTTTTTGCGCGTTTGCCTGAGAACGCTAAGCGCGCGATCGACGGCGGTTGCCAGTGTGCTTTTTGCAAGGCGCATCCTGATAAGACGCCCGCATGGGACACGCTTGCGGTTGATCCCGACAGCTGCACGGCGTGGACGGTGCATTATCCCGAGATGCTAGAGCCTGTTATTGTGCGCCCGCACGCTGCGTAGTAGCCTCGCCTAGCGCTCTTTCAAGCCGGCCCTAGTCTGGGCCGGCTTTTTTGATTCGCGCAATAGGCGGGCAGCCTCTGAGGCTTGGCGGATCATGCTGTCGAGCTCGGCGGTTAGCACGTCCACAGCCCATTCGGGCGGATTGCGGCGCCCGGTGCGCCATTTTTTGATCGTGTCATAGGGCGCTTCTCGCAGGATCTGGCGCAAGCTTGCCGTGCGGCCGGGATAGCGCGGCAGATCGTGGCGCGGCGAATTAGACCACGGCATGAGGGTGCATACTGCGAGCTCGAATGGAACAGGGACGCGGCACACGGGAGCGGTGCCAGCGTGGCTTTTAGAACCATGCGCCTCGCATTCGTTTTGCGCTTCCGTGATCAAATTTCGTCGCATCGTGTTCGCAGTCGCGCGTTGCCGGTTTCGGCGCAACCGAAATCGACCAATCTGCGACATAATGCCGCGTCAATTCTTTACGGCCTTACAAGACTGTGCGAAGGCACCGCAAAGCTAAGCGCCTTGTAACTACTTGATTTTGTTGAGGAAGCTTTTGCGATTATCACGAACTATCACGAGATATCAAACGGCCGCGAGCGCTCGACGCGCTGAAATCGCTAATTGCGGGTAACATGATGCTTTCTACTTGTTAGTGTAGAAGCGGTTGCAACAACCACGCGAGACAACACTTTTCTACAACCGCGCGGCACGATGGGTCGGCGCTAAGTAGGATTTTGGTCACACCACTCAACTCCCCCCACGGGGAAAAAAATTTTCAAAAATTAGCCCTTGTAGTTGCCCTGACTACATCCTTCGTGCTACTCTCTACGTCATGTCTTCTTGGATAAAAAAGGTGTTCTTTTCTTTTGGAGCGTTGGATGAGCGATATCGAAGATATTGACGGTGACCTCGCTGAGATTGAAGGCATCGCGGAGTGCCGGCAGATCGAAGAGATCAAAAGGCGTCGTTACGAGTGCTTTATCGAGGATCACGAATCAAAGCCGTGGACGCCTGGACAGTGCGCCGGATTTGCGGGCCGCAGCGTACACTTAATGCGGTGCAAGCGGAAAGACGGCTACGGTCTCGGAGGATTGTTTTGTAGGCAGCACGCATGACCTTCGACCCCTACAAAATCCTTGGCGTGGACAAGACGGCCTCAACCGCCAGCGTGCGAGCAGCCTACCGCTCTCGCGCCAAACGTCTCCACCCCGATGCCGGCGGCAGCGCCGAGGCGTTCGCTAAGCTTTCTCGCGCCCACTTAGTCCTCGCCGATCCCGCGAAACGTGCAAAATTCGACCAAGATGGTACGATCGACGAGTCCTCCGTGGACAACTCTCTTTCCAAGGCGGTATCGATCTGCGTTGGTTTCTTTGCTTCTGTGGTGGAGCAGCACGTGCGCTCCGGCGCCACCGATCCGCTCACCATGAACCTCGTCGTTCTCGCGCGCGAAGCCTTCGCCAAGGAAATTTCTCAGTTCGAAGCAGCCAAGCGCCCGATTGAGCGCGCCAGGAAGAAGCTCGAACAGGTGGAGTCGCGGCTCAAGGCCAAGCGCTCCGCCAACCCGCTGCTGCGCCAAGCTTTAAAAATGCAGGCCGCTTCCACCGCGCAGCCGCTCGCCGCCATTGATGCGCAGATTACTGCTTATCGCGATGCGATCGCGCTGCTCGACGGCTACGAGTTCGCTCCCGACAGAGACCTCGACTTCGAGCGCATGGCGGCGGTTATGGAGGGCATCAACTCGGCGCAGGCGCGCTTTTATCGCGGAGGAACGAGCTGATGACCGGCACCGCAGAACTGATCGCGCGGCTTAAGTACATAGCGATGCCTGATCAAAATGGGCACCGCGCTCCGTGGTCCTCATTGGCTGAGGAAGCCGTTGCTGCTCTCGCCGCGCAGGCGCAGGAGATCGAACGGCTTAAAACTGCATTGACGGCGGCCCGCAATCGCATTGAGGATGACGCGCAAACGATAGACCGGCACGTCGCCAAAATCGGCAAGCTTCAAAACGCTCTCATCGGGAGAGACGGATGACCGGCACCGCAGAACTGATCGCGCGGGTAAAGCAAGCGGCGGCTGATTTGCATCTAGTAGCAAAGCTAAGCAATAAGCCGCCGTTGTCAGCAGCTTTCATTCTCAATGATGTCGCTGTCGCCCTCGCCGCACAGGCGCAGGAGATCGAGAGGCTAAACGAGGTATGGCATCCCAGCGAACAAGCGGCTCGTAATGCAGAAGCCCGCGCTGAGGCTGCCGAAGCAAAAGTGGCAGAGCAGGCGCGGGAGATCGAACGACTGACGGCAGAAGCAAAAGATTGGCATGATGCCGCTTCTGCACTGAATGGTGACGTTACAGAACTAGGTCAGCGCGCCGAGGCCGCCGAAGCCCGCGCTGATATCGCAGAGACGCCATCGAAGCCGCGACGATCGAGCGGTGCGCTGCAATAGTTGGCGATCACAGAGTGGCCGCCCGCATCCGCGCCCTCGCCAAGGAGTCCTTGACGCCTCCCCCTCTGTAGTGCTATTGACTACATCGCTCGTCCCCAAAAGCGAGCGGGCCGGGCGGCCATACATCCTCCCCGTATGTGACGCCAACCGCCCGGCCTTTTTTAGGAGTTGCGCGCTGTCTCGCTTGGAAAAACCCACCTCCGTCCGCCTTCCTCCCGATCTTCTCCAAAGCGTGAGGCGCGCGGCCAATGAGCAGGGCTGCGCCGTCTCGTTCAAGATCGCGCAGATTCTGCGCGAGTGGGAGGCGAGGGAGAAGCGGCGGAAGAAGCGTGGCGTTTCCTCTGTGGAGAGTTCTCAAGAGGAGCGTTTTGGATGAAAAAAATACCGACGTTGTTTGAGCGTGACTGGGAGGGCGATCGTTCGCGCGTACTCCTTCTGGTGCACTCTGGCTGCGAGTGGGTCTTGGCCGGGGAAGGCACGGCGACGCGCAAGCTTGATGGCACGTGCTGCATGGTGCGTGGAAACAGGCTCTACAAGCGGCGCGAGTTGCGCAAGGGCGAGCGCGCCCCTCCCGATTTCGAGATCGTCGATGCTGACGAGGAGACTGGCAAGATTGTCGGCTGGGTGCCTGTCGGCGATGGTCCCGAGGACAAGTATCACCGTGAGGCACTAGAACGCGATGGTGGATTTGACGGTACTTTCGAATTGGTGGGACCGAAAGTGCAAGGCAATCCCGAGCAGTACGATCGTCATTCGCTGGTTTGGCACGATGATTTAGTACTAGTTATGGATGGCGTGCCGCGCACTTTCGACGGGCTGCGCGAGTGGCTGGCGGACAAGGATATCGAGGGGATCGTTTTCCATCACTCCGATGGACGAATGGCTAAGATCAAGAAGCGCGATTTTGGACTTAGGCGGCGATGAAGACGGCTCTCATCCTTACGACGATAAACGTCCCGACTGTCCTCGCGCTCTACCGGCGCTTCGACCCGAGCGTCCGCTTCTTCGTCGCGATGGACGAAAAGACCCCCAAGGCCACTTACGACTTTTGCGCATCCATCCCCGACTGCGAAGCGTATTCGCCCGGCAGGCAGAAGGAGTTGGGCTGGGAGTGCTCCCCCCTCATCGGCTGGAATACGATCGCGCGGCGCAACATCGCGCTCCTCGAGGCGCTCAAGTGGGGCGCCGAGCTGATCGTCAGTGTGGACGACGACAACATCCCGATGGGTGCTGCATATTTTATAAATTATTTTAAGATGTTCGATGACAAAGTTTATTTTGACGATCCAAGCACGCCGCCTATCACGTGGAATCGCGCGTGGAGCGGGTTAAAGGTCAGCGGTCGCGGCTGGTTCGATCCCGGCCATCTTCAATTTCCTGCTGATGGTATAGACCCTGTTTGTCAGCGCGGCTTTCCCCAGCAGTCTCTCGGTCTCCAATCCTTCGAGCCCGTTGTCGATGCGCGGATAGGCGTGGCGCAAGGCGCGGTCTTGGGAAATCCAGATACAAGTGCTATTGACAGGATTTCGCGGCATCCGGTCGTGCACCAGGTATCGGAGGTGCTGCGCGCCGGTGTCGTCTCCGACCCGCGCACTACGTGGGCGCCACTCAATGCCCAGAACATCGCTTTCCTGCGCGAGCTTGCCCCCTGCTTCCTCATGGTGCCGCAGTGGCAAAGATATGATGACATATGGGCGGGGCTGATCGCGCAGAGAGTTATGCGCGAGCAAGGATTGGTTGTTCACTACGGTCGTCCTTTTGTGCTCCAACAGAGAAACGAACATAATCTTGTTAGTGATTTGAAGTCTGAACTATTCGGAATGCAATACACGCTTGAGTTTGCGAATTGGCTGGACAAGTTTCCGAGTGCATGCTCGCTAGCCGATCACGTCCTCGATTTCGTTGCAGCTATTTACGAGAGGCTGCCGGTCATGGGCTTCATGCCGCAGGAGATTAATTTGTTGGGCGCGGCTTGGGTGGCGGATTGTAAGAGGGCGATGGCATGAAAGTTTGTTTGGCATTTTTAACGAGAGATCGTTGTGAGCTGTCCCGCCGCACGATCGAGCCGCTTCTCGGCTGTGGCGCCAGCATCCTGTGGTGCGATGGTTCGGCGACGGAGGAGGGCAAGCGTTTTCCTCATGAGGTCCAGATGCGCGCTGGCGAGCGGCATGGCATCATCGTGCACGGCAATGTGCGCGGTGGGCCCGATGCGGCGGTCGCCTACGCGCTGACCCAGATGCTCAAGGGAGGAGACTGGACGCATGTCGGTCTTGTTGAGAACGATGTATTCTTGCAACCCGACTGGTTTGGACCAACCATGGCTCTCTTCGAGCGCGGAGCCGCGGATGGCTTGGCGGTGGGAGCCGTGTCGGCGCGAGCTTACGAGGATCGCATTCTCTTTCAGCGAGACGGTTACGCCGTCATGCACAATCTCGGCTGGGGAACCCAGATACTGACGCGTGAGGCAGCGATCTTGTCCCTCGCGCATATGCGCACCTCGCTCACTTCCGAGAACCGTCGCCTCTTCGCCCGCCTCTCGAACCTTGATATCGGACGTTGGTGGGCGTTCCGCAGTCACGACAGCTTGCTCTGCGCAGACTGGGGAAACGACCGCGTGCTTGCCTCTCACGGCCTTGCTTCGCTCGCCCTCGTTCCCTCGCCGGTCGAGATGATTGGGCAGGAACCCCCTCTAGCCGAGCAGGGGTTGAAGATTGCCGGCCAGCCGGTCGAACAGCTAGCTAACGACGAGGCGTTCGCGGCCTACGCGGCGCGCACGGCCGCGATCAGGCGGGGCGAGCAGGATGCCGGCGGGCTCGGGCCAGCGCTGCATGACCCCGCCTCCGGCACCTTCACGTACTTTGCCCACCAGCTGGAGGGCATTGGCGCGTGCTACGAGGGCGACTGGCGCTTGGAGTTCAGCCAGGGCTTTGGGCCGTTTGCGTGGCGCGCGGGTAATATTGAACACGAGCTGAATGGTCAGCGGCTGACGCTGTTTGATGGTTCGCCGACGGTGACGATTCCTCTCTCCGGTCCTGTCGAGCTGCTTGCGAGTGGAGGAAAACAGGGCGGCTCTCTGCGCGTCGAGGACGCGCATAGCGGCTACGTCGCGAGTCCGGCCTTGCCGCCGCGCGATCTCGTCTCGCTTCCCATTCCGGCGCAGGTGTCGTATCGCGATGTGAGGCTGACGGCTCTTTCCCCTGGCGTGGTTTTCTACGGTGTTCGCTCGCGCGAGCCGCAGCCGTTCTCGCCGCAGTGGTGGTTCGACTGGCACAAACTGCCGCCGGTGTAGTCATGGATTGGAACTTGTTCGATTGCCCTGATCGCTATCTGGACGAGTTGTTGCGGTCGAGGGGAGAGGGCGAGGCTGTCGATCGCAAGGTCGAGAGGGTACTGTTCCAGGAGAGAGTCGTCTCTC